AGACGACATGCCGCCAGGCGTTTTGGTCAGCAGATTATGCTCTGTACGACTCGGTGGCATTCCGATAAGTCATCTTATCACATATAAGAGGGCTGGTGGATGACGCTAAAGCTACAGCGAATGCTCGACGACATCGTTTCCCAGTGCGTATCGCTGAGGGGAGAGCGTTGCATTGGTCTGTTCGCATGCGTGCTCTACGGAGACGCGTTGCGACACCTTCTGGCTGACGCAACCATTCCCTTAGTGATGTAGGAGCTTCACCCATGTTTTGTCACCTCGGTTACTGCCTCGCTGATTTCCTGTGGTGCGTGTTCTGCGTCATCCTGTAGCGACAATGCCTCGCTGTCGCACCCCATAGGTGGTGCCAGCAAGCGACCACCACCAGGTACCAGTCTCGTTATCAGATCGCTCCTTGATCGCCGCTAGGTCGTCTACCTTGTCGACGGTCTGCTCTCTCCGGGGGAGAGCTTCGAACGCTTTCCACGCTGCGAGGTGCGCGGCTTCTGCGCAGGTGTCGTAGCGGCCAGTGTGGATGACCTCGGATCGCCTGTCGGGGCCGGTTACGAATGTTTCCCACCTTGCCATTACGGGTGCTCTCTTTCGTCTGTTAGCTCGTAGGTGCTCTCGTCGGCAGAGTCGACGCCTGGCGTGTCCTCTACTACGAACGCGACGTAAGCGACTTGTGCGCTGTCGTTGGTCCGTACTTGGACCTCGACGAGTTCGCCGTTGTCGAGCCGCACGTTGATGGCCGCTAGTTCAACTTTCATCTCTCCCCTTTTCGCCGCGGTGTGGAGCAGCCTGGTAGCTCGTCTGGCTCATAACCAGAAGGTCGCGGGTTCAAATCCCGCCGCCGCCACCATGACACCCGCGCTGGTTCTCCCGAGGGTTTGCCAGCGCGGGTGTCGCCTATCGCAACCGGGGTCGCCGTGAGACGTTTCGAACTCCACCGCGACACCGACGAAACCGGCATCTCCGGTACCGGCATCGTCGCCGAAGGCGTCGAGTTCACCGACGGCCATTGCGCGATGCGCTGGCTGCCAGAGATCCGCTCGACAGCGTTCTACGACAGCCTCTCCGACCTCGAGCACATCCATGGCCACAACGGCCGGACACGAATCGTGGTCCTCGACCAGTGACGACGTCGGACGCAGGGTGGACGCTAGAGGCTCTACGTGAGCACCTACAGGCCCTCGCAGCCGCGGCTGACCGCAGGTACGAGCAACGGTTCGATGCGCAGGAGAAGGCCGTTGACGCCGCTCTGACAGCAGCGAACCAGCGCCTGAACGTCATGAACGAGTTCCGCGGTGCGCTCACCGACCAGGCCGCCACGTTCGCGACCCGCATCGAGGTCGACCAGCGCCTAGCGACCAACGACGAAAAGCTGTCCGCGGTGGTCGGCAGGTTGGACCGCATCGAAGGTCGTACCTCTGGGATCAGCTCAGGGTGGGGTGTGTTGCTCGGTGTCGTTGGCATCGCAGCGTTCGTTATGCCGCTGGTGCTGCTGCTGGTCAAATGACCTAGCTCTCTCGTCCTCTGAACGGGTCGAACACCTTTGGGTCAACGACTAGCGTCGGTGGTTCGGTTGTCAGCAGCAGTTCAATAGCGCAAGAGCAGGGCACACACAGCTTGCGCAAACCGGGAACGGTGAGCAGTGCTAGCTGTGACTGTGGACCAAGCATCATTGAACCGCCGCAGTGCTCACAGTCCGTCTTGATCGAGCCGCGTGCTGGCGGGTCAAGGAAGTAACCGCAAACCCTCCGCGGGTAGGTGTCCGGATTGGGCGGGTTGCTCGCGATGATCGCTGCGACTTGCTTATCGAGCTTCGCTAATGCTTCCTCCGCTGACATTTGCCTAGCTGCTCCGTTCGATCATGTCGCACACCTCGTGACGTTCAGCCATCGTCAGGCCCTGGGTAGCCAACACGATTTGAGCGCAAACGAGGTCGCCTGTGTCCGCTGCGTGCCTTGCCACCTCGTAGAGATGGTCGTCTGTCAGTCGGCGCTGTTGCATGACTGAGTGCAAGTTCTGGCCGTTGTAGCGGTTGGTCCATTCGACGATTTGCCGTTTGAGTGCTTCGATGTCGTTACCGAGCGCAGGATTCAGCTTCAACAGTGTTTCTGCGTCACCACTTGCGATCTTGGTACCGGCACAATCGAGGCAAACAGCTTTCGCCTTGAGCGGTAGCGCACCCCACGAAACCCAAATGGGGGTTTGGCAGCTACTGCATTTGCTACCTGCGCTGAGCATCGGTGGTTTCGGTACCTCAGCGACTGTCGAGCAGATCAGTACAAGGTCATCGTTCACGTGGGTTCCCATACGTCAGAGTTTTAGCTGAATGCCCCTGCTCTTCCGGAGGTCGCGTAGCCGCGGTCCGAACGCGCAGGCACGTCCGAGTGCGGACGCGTGAGCTACGCCGCTGGCTGGGTTGGGTTCGTGCGACATCGACCCGCGACTTTACACCGTCACTCTCCGTGAGGGGGTCACCGCCATGGCGTCACCCACCCCGAAGCATCCGACCGCCCGCCAGCGGCGGAACAAGACGAGCACGCACCGCACCCTGAGCGTCGTTCACGACGTGCAGGCGCCGAAGCTCCCGACAGGGCAGACGTGGCACAAGCAAACCAGGGCCTGGTGGCGAGACGTCTGGGCCAGCCCAATGGCACCGGAGTACGACGAGTCGGACATCCATGGCCTGTACCTCCTCGCTGTCCTCGTAGACGCCTTCTGGGAGTGCCCGTCGCAGCCAATCGCCGCGGAGATCCGCCTCCAAAGGCAGTGCTTCGGTCTGACCCCGATTGACCGCCGCCGCCTGCAATGGGAGATCAACAGGGGCGACGCGGCGAGCGAGGACACACAGCGGCGTCGTAGCGCTGTCACCGCGTCGCGGGTCGCCGCGGTCGGTGACGACCCACGCCGTCTACTCGCCTAGTTCTTCTACCACCTCGATGGTGATCCGTACGCGCCGGCCGATCAGGGACCGCAGCTCCGCATGCGCGCCCGATCCATCTTCGGACAGCAGGTGCACATACAGCGGCGAGGTGTCGTCGCCGAGTCCGTAGGCAACAAGGTGCGTGCCGCTGTCCTCCTCTTCCACGCACGGAGGGTCAACGGTCGTCTCAAAGGTCCACGTCGTGTCCACGTGGTGACGGTACCTAACTCAAGGCGGGGCCTGTGACCACCCTGGTAGTACCGCCGCTCGACGACGAACCATGGCCAACGCTCGGACCGCAGGTCGTCGCATGGATAGAGGCATATCTCGTCTACGGGCCAGGCGACCTCCGCTCCCAGCCCTACAAGGTTGCCTCAGACTTCGCCGCCTGGCTCTACAGGGCCTATGAGTGCTATCCGGCGAACCACCCCCGGGCAGGTAAGCGCAGGTTCAAACGCGTAGCGATCAGCGAGCGCAAGGGACTGGGTAAGACGGAGAAGGCAGCGATCATTGCCGCTGTCGAGTCGCACCCTGAGGCGCCCGCGCGCTGTGACGGTTTCGACGCCTATGGACAACCCGTAGGCCGCGGGGTCAACGACCCATATATCCCGTTGGTCGCGTACACGCAGGAACAAACCGAAGAGCTTGCTTACAGCGCTCTACATACGATCCTGTCGGAGTCGTCGCTAGCCGAAGACTACGACATTGGGCTCGAGCGCATCCTTGTACTCGGACCCACGGGTAAGGCAGCTGGGAAGGTTCTAGCGCTCGCTGGTTCACCGAACGCTCGTGACGGCGCCAGGACCACGTTCCAGCACTTCGACGAGAGCCACCGTTTCACGCTCGACGCGTTGAAAAGGGCGCATCGGACGATGCTCGCGAACATCCCTAAGCGACCCATGGCCGACCCGTGGTCGTTAGAGACAACTACGGCGTTTACGCCTGGTGAGAACAGCGTCGCAGAAGCGACCATGGATTACGCCAAAGCAATCGAGCTGGGCAAGGTCAAAGACCCGAAGCTCTTTTTCTTTCACCGTCAAGCTGGCGACAACCACGACCTCAACACCTACGACGGTCGATACGCAGCTGTTGTCGAAGCGTCAGGGCCTGCGGCGGAGTGGTCGGACATCGAGTCGATTGTCTCCCAGTGGGACGAACCAGACGCCGACCGGAACTACCTCGAGCGGGTCTGGCTCAACAGGGCCCGCCCCTCGACAGCGCAGGCGTTCGACATCACCGCATGGCGGGCGCTCGCCGCTCCGTCTACGGAGATCCCATGGCGAGCGAAGGTCACGCTTGGTTTCGACGGTTCCCGCTTTCACGACACCACAGCGCTGGTAGCTACGGACCTCCTGTCCGGTTACCAGCAGCTCATAGGGTTTTGGGACACCAGCACCTCACCAGACGACGAAATACCCGAAGATGAGGTAACCGACGTCGTCAACGAAGCTTTCCGCAAATGGCAGGTCAAACGCTTCTACGCCGACCCGCCATATTGGGAAACGACCGTCGACAGGTGGGCTGGACGGTGGGGTAACAAGCGGGTCGTTAAGTGGTGGACGAACCGTCCTAAGCCGATGTCGTTCGCGCTTAAGGCGTACGCGCACGCGATGCAATCAGGTGAGGTCACACACGACGGTGACCCCAGGTTCGCCGCTCATATCGGTAACGCGTGGCGTCACGAGCTGTCGCTAACGGACGACCAGGGGAAACCCCTGTGGGTTATCCGTAAAGAACGCAACGACTCGGTTAACAAGATTGATGCCGCGATGGCCGGTTGTCTCTCATGGGAGGCGCGCCGCGACTGCATCGCAGATGGCATGGCCAAGAAACAGGTGTCCGTTTCCTGGCGCTAACTCGGAGGTGGGCATTTTGTCAGACATCATGCTCGCCGGCGTTGGCGCGGGAATAAACGCACTAGAACCAGGCTCGCCGATTTGGTGGCTACACCGTCTACTCGGACAGCTCCTCATCGACCGTCCGCGCATGGTCCTTATGGACCGCTACTACCGCGGAGAACACCCGCTACCGGACATCCCCCGCGAGCTGACGCGTGAATACCGGCGGATGCTCGTGCAGTCACGCTCAAACTTTATGGGCGTAGTTGTCGATGCACCTGCGGAGCGCCTGTCGCTACAGGGGTTCCGTGTGCGGGGCGCCGAAGACGCAGATCAGGACGCGTGGGCCTGGTGGCTAGATCAAGGCATGGATGTCGATGCGAATATCGCGATAGTCAACGCGTTGTCCATGGGCCGCGGGTATCTCTCGGTGTGGAAGTACCAGGGCGAAGATGAGCCACGCGTACAGATCGAAGATCCGCGTATGGCCATGGTTGAAATGGACCATTCGAACCGTCAACGCAGAGCAGCTGGGCTACGTCTATCTAACGATGACTGGACTGGCACCGTTTGCGCCGATGTCTGGTTTAACGGCGAGCGTTTCCGTTTCCGGTCGAAGGCAGATCGCATGTTGCGGTCGACTCTTTGGCCGCAAACGTGGCAGCCACCGTTCCCCATCGACGATTCACAGGTGCGGTTCACGAACCAGGTACTCCGCGAGGAACCCGCTAAGACCGTTGACGAGTGGTCCGCGTCGTGGATTGAAGTTGAGAAGGCGAAGAACCCCTACGGCGACGTTCCGATCATCCCGATTGTTAATAAGCCGTCGACGCTCAAGATCCCCGATGGGGAATCGGAGATAGATGACGTCTATTTGACGCAAGAGCGCATCAACGAGATGTTGTTTAACCGTTCTCTTGCCGCTTGGACCGCCGCATATCAGCAAAAATGGGCTACGGGTATCGATATTCCTATTGACCCGAAGACCGGTCAGGCTATCCAGACGTTTCAGGCCGCTATTGACCGCCTGTTTGCTGACACTAGCCCTGAGGCAAAGTTCGGTGCGTTCCCTGCGACTGATCTAAATAACTACATCCAAGCTGTTGAAGAGGATGTGCAGCACATCGCAGTGCAAACACGCACACCTCGACACTATTTCTTGCAGCAAGGTCAGTCGCCGTCTGGTGATGCCATTAAGAGCGCCGAAGCTGGCCTGGTTGCGAAGGTTCTAGAGCGTCAGAAGCAGTACGGGCGCTCGTTTTCTGAGGCAATCCGCCTTTGGCACAAGATGAAGGGCCAGACCCCGCAGCCAATCGAGACGATTTGGGGTGACCCGGAGTTCCGGACGTTGGCTGAGCTAACTGACGCGATCATCAAACAGGTTCAGGCCGGTATCACCCCGATCCCTGTGGCACGCGAGAAGCTCGGTAACAGCCCGTCGGAGATAGAGCGCATGGAACTGTTCGACACGCAGACAGCTCTCGTAGCGGACACGCAGGCTGCCCTAGCGGCACCTCCGATCCCAGGACAGGCACCAGCAGCTAAGCCTGCACCGGTCCCCGCTGGTGCCTGATACAGCGCTACAGCGTGCCTATAAGGCGCGCCTAGCGCGCATCCGTAACGGCACCGCCGCGAGAGTCGTCGCCGCTGACGTGGCCGCAACAGACCAGTTCGTTGCGAAGGTCGTCCCGATTGTCCTCGCTGCGCAGGAATCGACGGTCCGTGAGACAGACGCCTATCTGTCGATGGAAGCCGGATTAGCCACCCGCACCAGCACGCAGCCCTGGGGACTCGACGCAGGCGCACTGATCGGTGTCCGCGCACGCCGCGGGGACTACCTCGAGGACGTCTACGGGCGGAACCACCGCGCAGAACAAGGGACCTTCGCAGGTCGGATGCTCCGCGAAGTCAACACCGACGTAACCCTCGCACAACGTGCCGCCAGTTTCGTCCACACCGCAGGCGACACACGCATCACCGGATACAGGCGCACCCTGGGATCAGGGAAGAACTGTGCCTTGTGTGTCGCAGCAGCGACGCGGACCTATCACAAAGGTGACCTGTCCCCAATCCACTCGCATTGCGGGTGCGGTGTGTCACCCCAGTATGGCGAGGTCCCAGCGTGGACGAAACCGACTAACGATCTACTGCGCTCGCTCTACAAGCGCGCAGGCGGCAACGACTACGGCTCCCTTCGACGCATCGTTGTTGAAGGTTCAGAGCTGGCAAACGTCGATGTCGTCATTACCGATCTTGGCCCAACGCTGATAGCAGCCGCAGCCTAAGACCGTCTCCCGTCCCGTGATGGGACAGGGAGAAACACCCGCGTAGCCGCCGAGACGGTTGGCACGCGATGCACATAGGAGAGTCACGCCGCGATGGCAGACGAACCGACTACCACGGATACCGAGGGTGACCCGCCCACCCCTGAGCCTCCCACTGCTCCGCCTGCGCCTAAGACGACGCCTGCGAAGAACGACGACGACAAGGGTGAGCTTCCCCCGGAACTCAAGACCGTTGTCGACAAGGAGCGCCGCCTAGCCCGCGACGCGGACAAGAAGGCAAAGGCGCTAGAAGCCGAACTGGCACAGCTCAAGGCAACACAGATGAGCGAACACGAGAAGGCCGTTGACGCAGCTCGTAAAGAGGGTTTGACCGAAGGTGTCAGCAAGGGCAATAGCCGTCTGCTGCGTGCGGAGGTACTTGCTGCTGCTGCTGGGAAGGTCGCTGACCCTGAGGACGCCTACGCCATTTTGGCGAATACGGGTGCTCTTACTGAGTTCGCGGTTGGGGATAACGGTGAGGTCGACAGCGCTGGCATTAAGGCAGCGATCGATGACCTCGTGAAGACAAAGCCGCATCTGTCCGGCTCACGTGACCCCGAATTCGGGGCGCGTCCACCGAGTACCCCCGCAGGTGACTCGGATGCAGGCATGGACGCCTGGCTACGTACAGCCGGTCGTCGTCGATAACACGCCTCCCGCGAGGGGAGGCAGCAACCACAACAAGAGCCGCCACTAGGGCGGCTCTTTTCGCGCCCCCTCATAGGAGGTATCCGGCATGGCCGGTTTCAATGAAGGTATCAACCGGGCCGGTTCGGGTTCGGACGCACTGGTTCCTGAGCCTTACGTCGCGCAGGTCATTAAGGAAATGCCGCAGTCTTCGGCAATCCTGAGCCTCGCCCGACGGGTTCTTATGTCAAGCAAGACGCAGCGTCAGCCTGTTCTGTCTGCACTGCCGGAAGCCTATTTCGTGCAAGGCGACACCGGGCTTAAGCAGACGACTAGCACTGAGTGGGACAACCTGACTCTTACGGCTGAGGAAATCGCCGTTATTGTCATGATCCCTGAGGCTTACCTCGATGACGCCGCTGTGCCTGTTTGGTCTGAGGTTCGACCGCTGATCGCTGAGGCTTTCGGTCGCCGGCTTGACCGGACCATCTTGTTTAACGAGTCGAAGCCCGTTACGTGGGGTGAGGCTATCGTTAACTCCGCTATTGCTGCTGGCAACCAGGTCGTCGAAGGCACCGGAGATGACCTCGCTGTTGATATCGCCGAGCTTGCCCAGCTGATCGCTGAGGATGGCGGCGACATCACCGGTTTCGCCACCGCCCCAGGGTTCAACTGGCGACTGACCAAGATGCGCAGCGTTGATGGCATCCCCATCTACGCTCCGCCCGCTGGTGGCCAGCCTGGCACTCTCTATGGTGAGCCTCTCCCGCAGGTCCGTAACGGTGGCTGGTTCCCCAACGTCGCGAGTGTCATCGCTGGCGACTGGAGCAAGGCCGTTCTCGGTGTCCGTCAGGACATGACTTTCCGCGTTTTTACGGAGGGTGTCATTTCGGATAACAGCGGCAACGTCGTGCATAACCTGATGCAGCAGGACAGCGTTGCTCTGCGGGTCGTGGCCCGGTTCGCTTGGCAGATCGCGAACCCCGTTAACCCCATTAAGCCCACCGCCGCTCAGCGCAGCTACTTCGGCGTTCTGACGCCTGCGTCCAGCTAAGTGAGAGCCGCATACGTCGGCAACTTTGAGCCGCCGCACTCTACTGAGAACCACGTAGCGACAGCGTTAGAGGCTCAAGGCGTCAGCGTTATTCGGCTACAAGAGCAGTCGTTTGGCTGGGACCCCAAAAAGGTCCCGGCCAAAACGGCTTTCGTCTTGTGGACGCACACCCACGGGTACGGACCACCGAAGACGCATGGGCGCCAGGCGAAGTTTCTGGAATCGCTCGCACGTCGCGGTACCCCAACCGTGGGCTACCACCTCGATAGGTGGTGGGGACTACAGCGCGAATATCAGGTCTATGAGGAGCCGTTCTTTCAGAACACAGACCTAGTCGTCACCGCCGACGGTGGACAAGGCGACAAGTGGGCGCTCTCCGGTATCGAACACGCATGGTTCCCACCTGGCGTGTCCGCACAGGAATGCGAGTTAGGTACCCCACAAGACGAGTACCGCAGCGACATCGCTTTCGTTGGTTCCTGGCAAGGCGGATACCACACCGAATGGCGACACCGACAGCAGCTTGTCGACTGGCTCGAGCGGACCTACGGGGCCCGCTGTGCGTTCTGGCCGCGGCGCGGTGAACACGCAGTACGAGGACAGGCACTCCGTGACCTGTATGCCTCTGTGAAGGTACTCGTAGGCGACTCGTGCCTAACTGGCGACGCTCACTTGTACTGTTCTGACCGCATCCCCGAAACGTTGGGTCGCGGTGGGTTCCTCATTCACCCCCGGGTTGAAGGCATCACCAACGGCGAGTTCTCCGAAGGTGTCCACCTCGCCGCGTGGACGCTCGGTAACTGGGGTGAACTCGGCGACACCATCGGCCACTACCTCGCAGACCATGAGACACGCACACAGATAGCGGCTGAAGGTCGCAGACACGTCCTCGAACACCACACCTACGAAGTGCGAATGCGGCAGCTCCTAGACCTCCTGGCGGAACGCGACATGATCGAGGCTGCGGCATGAGAAACACACAGGTCTACAGGGGTGACGTACCAGACCTGGTGCTCCCAGACCATCTCGCAGCGTGGGACGTTCACGACTACTGGGAACGCGAGCGATTCGACTCGATGGCCGCTCACCTCGAGCGGACAGACACACTGTGGGTTATCGGCGCGGAGCATGGCTATATGGCTGCGCTCTGGGCCCGTCTCGTAGGCGAAACAGTGCTTGTTGAACCGTCCCCAGAGTTCTGGCCCAACATCCGGATGACATGGGAACACAACGGGTTACGGATGCCGCTAGGGACTGTGCAAGGGCTTGTCTCCGACGTGCCAAGCGGTGACGTCACAGTGCAGTACCGCTACTGGCCATCCTCCGCGGACAGCGACACAGAATGCCCTGCGCGCCCGTACAGGTACGCGCATAACCCCAGTGACCTCGCTGAAGTAGGGGCGTGCACGCTTGATCGGCTAGCGGAGTATTTCGAACCGCCCGCCGCTATCAGCATGGATATCGAAGGCGCCGAAGTACTCGCACTCGCTGGCGGAACAGAACTGTTCGCTAACAACGACGTTCAGTTGTGGGTGTCAATACATCCGGACCTCATCGACCGCGACTATTCGCCGCTCACCGCCGGCCACGTGCACGAAATGATGCGAGCAGCCGGTTACACAGGTGAACACCTAGCGACAGACCACGAGGAACATTGGAGGTTCAGCCGATGACTACTCTCGCAGTCGCAGCTATGGACCCCGCCATACAGGTCCTGTTCTACGCAGTCGCGGTTGTGTTGCTGTCTCTCTCAGCAATCAAGGTGACCGTTGGTCGGATCTCGGTGCTCGCCGCAGGGCTCGCAGTGTTCGCTATCCCATTTCTCTGGGCAGCGCTCGCAGCGGTCTAAGTGACCGTTGTCGTAGTCGACTCGCACGCAGACGACGGGGTTTACTCCGTAGGCGAATGGATCGCAGAACGCCGCAACATTGACGTAGTAGTCATCACCGCGTTCGCCGCCATTCCTTACGGTGCACCCGAAGAAACATGGGTGAAACAGCTCCTAGCTGACAAAGACGCAGCCTGTTCCACTCTGGGTGCGAGAGTCGTCAACTTGCCGTTTCTTGACGGCAAGTACAGGCGTCGACCGTTGTCGACCAGAGAACTAGCGACAGCGTTGCGGCGTCACCTCGCAGAACTGAAACCGACAGAAGTGCTCGTACCGCTCGGTATCCGCCACCTAGATCACCTCCTAGCCGCACCAGTAGCGCTCGCAGAAGCACTCAAAACGCCAGCTCGAGTAATGGTCTACGAAGATTTGCCCTATCGGGTGATGTACCCAGACGAAACCGCCACACGACTTGACGCGCTACGCCCGGCGCCTGTCGAGTTCGCTGGTTGCGGTGGTCATCTAACGGAGAAACGGGAGGCTTGCCGGTTGTTCACCAACCAGTTTGGCGAAGACGCAGACCGCTGTTGTTCCGCACCGGAACGAATGTGGGTTGTTCGACGGTGAGAGTCAACTTCGGATGCGGAACCGTTCAACCCGAAGGTTGGATGAACGTTGACAAGGTCGATTACGGCCAGTCGTACGTCGCGGATGTACTAGCTGGTTTGCCGTTCCCTGACGCGTCAGTGCGCTACATCGTGGCGAATCACAGTCTCTCTGACCTCTCGCACCATGAACTGGCCCCGGCGCTCATAGAACTCCGTCGAGTCCTCATGCCTGGTGGTGTCCTCCGGTTGCTGGTCCCCGATCTACTCGGAGCGTTCGCCGCGTATGAGCGCGGCGATGCCGCATGGTTCCCGCTTGGCGATGACCTCGTGTCGGTCGACGAGCGCCTGTGCTGCTACGTCGGTTGGTTCGGTACAGCGAAGAGCCAGTGGACCTATCTCTACGCGGTGTCGCTACTCGACGCCGCAGGGTTCGGTGCTATCGCTACCGCGACACCGCATGAACCGATGCTGTCAACGGACCCGCGTATCGCGTCGCTCGACGACCGCGAGACGCAGGCCCTGATCGTTGAGGCTCGCAAGTGATCCCCGTCCTGTGGGTCGACGCTCACCCGTTCTGCTGGGATCAAGACATCGTCGACAACATCCTGTGCGGCGCTGGCTGGCCAACCGGATACGAGTTCGAACACCACACAGGCACACTCCCTGCGCTCACCACATGGGCAGATGACAGGGTGCTCCCGGCCGGCGCTGTCGTCGTCATCCCCGCCCGCTACCACGCAGGCGACACCGACGACATCAACGCCTTGCTGGCGCGGCTGTCCTGGGTTCTCGTCATCCTCACCTCAGACGAAGAGCGCCTGTTCCCCGTTGCGAAGCTCGACCACCCGGCCATGCGGGTATGGGTACAAACCCCAGCAGCTGGTGACGATGTCGACGCCTACCTTCCCGTTGGGCCGCCACCGCAGACAGCAGACCAGCTCGAGGGATTGGACCAACCAGACCGCAGCGGATGGTTCTTCGCAGGGCAGGTCAACAACACCAGACGCCGCGAATGCGTCGACGTCCTCCGCGGTACCCCAGGTGGGCGCCTCGTAGAGACACCAGGGTTCACGCAAGGGCTCGCCCCACACGCCTACATACGTGCGCTCGCGGGTGCGCGTGTGATCCCATGCCCGTCCGGACCGCACACAGCAGACACGTTCCGCGCATGGGAAGCACTACAAGCTGGAGCGGTGCCTGTAGTCGATGGTCGCACCCCAGCTGGTGACGCAACCTGGTACTGGGGTCTAGTCGCACCTCAGCTAGGACTACCGATCATCGAAGACTGGCGGACCTTCCCCGACCTCTGCACGCACCTCGAGCGCAGATGGCCAGGCGTCGCGAACGACGTCCAATCGCGTTGGCAGGACTACAAGCGGAAACTCTCCGAGCGGATCAGCAACAGCATTTACCAGCTGTCAGGCGAATCACCCGACCTCGGACCGGTCACAGTTCTAGTGCCTACCTCGCCTATCGCCGCGCACCCTGACACCAGCATCATCGAAACAACGATCGCGTCTGTACGACACCACCTCCCCGACGCTGAGATTCTGGTTATGTGCGACGGGGTCAGACCAGAACAGTACGAATACCAGCAACGCTACGACGAATACCTAAACCGTCTGCTGTGGCTCTCAGCGCACGAATGGCACAACGTCCTACCAATCCTGTTCGGTGAGCACCTGCACCAAGCGGAAATGACCAGACGCACCCTGCCGCTGGTCCGTACGCCATTAGTGCTGTTCGTTGAACACGACGCGCCGCTCGTCACAGACGAACCAATCGACTTCGATGCGCTGATCGCCGCGTGCCGCGCTGATCGCGCGGACGTAATCCGGTTGCATCATGAGGCGCTGGTGTTACCAGACCACGAACACCTGATGCTCGACAGGGAACCCCAAACGGTCGAAGGGGCACCGCTGCTCCGCACCGTCCAATGGTCACAGCGCCCACACCTAGCGTCCGCTGCGTTCTATCGGCGTGTCCTCCGTGACCATTTCCCGGAGACACACCGCGGGATGATCGAGGACGTAATGCACAGCGTCGCGCACAGCGCATGGCGCGAATTCGGTCCCGCAGGTTGGGACCGCTACCGCCTGTGGCTCTACTCGCCGTCGGGTGGGAACATCAAACGCAGTTACACCCTCGACGGGCGAGGCGAAGACCCTAAGTGGGTCGACTCGTGAGAATCGGTGTCATAGCCAGGGGCGAAGACCGCGGGTTAGGAAACCAAACGTACGAGGCATGCAGACACCTCCAACCGGAACGGGTCCTACTTGTCGACCCCGGTAGAGACGGACGGTTCACGCAGCACCCTGAGCGGTTCGACCAGTTCGACACCACCATTCTCCGCTGGCAACACGGATACACCTTCGACGAAACCGCCGCACGCGCCTGGCTCGACGGACTCGACGTCGTCTACACCGCAGAAACCCCCTACGACGACCGCCTACCCGGCTGGGCACTCGACGCAGGATGCAAGGTCGTCGTTCACGCGAACCCCGAACAGCTCTCACCCGAACGAGGTGCGCTGCTGTCCGACGCAGTGTGGTGGTCCGCTACCCCCTGGCGCCTCGAGCACCTCCCCGCGGGTACCCGCGTCGTCCCGATGCCTGTCGCAGAACGTGCCACCGAACAGCTACCAGCGGCCCGCGCCAGGTTCGTGCACGTGGCCGGTTGGCCGACCGGTGGCGACCGCAACGGAACCAACATCGTCGCCGAAGCGGTGAAGTACCTCCGCTCAGACTGTGAAGTGGTCATCCGTGGCCAACACCGCGACGTTCGCCGCATCCGACCCAACCCGCGGTTGACGGTCGAATCCGGGAACGTAGACAACTACTGGGACCTTTACCGCAACGCAGACGTACTGCTCATGCCCCGCCGCTTCGGTGGCCTGTGCCTACCAGCACAAGAGGCAATGCACGCAGGGCTTGCTGTCGTCATGCCTGACTGTTCCCCTAACGAGGTCTGGCCAGGGCCCCGGTTGCAGGAACGGACCCGTTCGAAGATTTGGACACCAGGCGGAGACATCCCCCTACACGACGTTGACCCCAGGAAACTAGCTGGGCTGATCGATGACCTCACCTGGCACCCGTGGCGTATCGGAGCGCTCCAACAGGAGGCGCGTGAGTGGGCGAAGTCGAACACGTGGGCGGAACTGAAACCCCTGTGGCTCGAAGAGCTAGCACGCTGCCTGTAAGCGTCGTCATCCCCTGGCGCCCCGGATGCACACACAGAGAAGCCGCGCTGCGGTACATCAAACAACGCTGGCGCGGATGCGGACGGGACATCGAGCTACGACTTGGTATGCAAACCGCAGCCGGTTCGTGGTGCAAAGGCGCAGCCGCACAGAACGGCGTCGACCAGACCAGCGGTGACGTCCTCGTCATCGCCGACGGTGACGTCTGGTGCGACGGAATGCTCGACGCCATCGACGCAGTAGCGGGCGGTGCACCGTGGGCTGTCCCACATCTCCTCCTACACAGGCTCACAGAGGCTGCTACAGCCTCTGTGCTCGCAGGAGTGCCGCCACACCCTGGGATGCCCCTAGCTGTCCTCACAAAGCCATACAAGGGGTTCCTAGGAGGCGGTGTCGTTGTCCTCCGCAGAGACGTCTGGGACGAATGCCCAATTGACGTCAGGTTTCTCGACTGGGGACACGATGACGAGTCATGGGCGGTAGCGCTCGGACACCTCTACGGACCGCCTCGACGATTCGATTCGACCCTTTGGCACCTCTGGCACCCACCACAGGAACGCATCACATGGGGACTCGGATCGCTCGACAATAAAGCGCTCTACGAGCGTTACCACCACGCCTCCCGCAACCCTGACCGCAGCGCCATGCGCTCGCTCATCGCCGAAGGGAAGGCACAGCTAGCACAACGGAGGTGACGCGATGGACGCGACCGAAGCCCGCCAGTTCATCGAGCTACGCCTACAGCCCGCCACCGACCCTGCGCTCACTGACGGGGAAGTCGCGCAGCTCGTCACCCTCGCAGCTACAAGCGACATCAACGGCAACGCACCCGAAGACGACCGGTGGGAATCGACCTACTCGATTCGTGGGTGTTGGTATGCGATCGCCGAAGGGTTCATGGCCAAGTACAGCAAAGCCGTTGGCCGATTTAGTTTCACGACCGACGGCCAGACCTTTACACGGAACCAAACCCTCGACCACCTCGAGCACCAACGGAAGCGGGCTATCGCGAAGGTGCAGAGCTGCCCCGCGTTGATGCGTGAAACCGAGGTGTGGTGCTAACCGCCCCGGAGATAGCAGGCATGCGCTCGACTTCGAAGTCAGCGCTACCGGACCGGTGCACCATCACCCGCCCTAGTGGCGAACCGACACTCGACGTTGGAACCGGTTACCTCACCCCCGCAGCGCCAACCACCGTCTACACAGGCGCGTGTCGCGTCCGCCCGCGAGGCTCACAGGAACTCGACATAGAGGTTGGGGACCTACACGAAACTTTGGGCCCCTATGTAGCGACATTGCCGCATGACATGGGTGACGTGCGAGTAGACGACTACCTGACCGTCACCGCGTCGCTAGACGCACAGCTCGTCGGTCGGTCGTTCCAAATTTCGCATGTTGGTTGGTCGTCGTGGCAGATCGACAGGCGCCTAGGACTCGACGACCGCGAGCAACCACAGGGGATAGGCGCTGCGTCGTGAGCGTCAAGATTGACATAGACGCTTCTGAGATTTACAAGCTCGCGAAAGACCTCGACCAGGCGGCACCTAAACAGATCCGCCGCGCCGCACGCAAGGTAGTCGTCTCTGAAATCGGCAAGGTGTTAACCCACGCGAAGTCAGACGCACCGAAAGACCGCCCGTGGCTGGCAACGCAGGGCCTGCGCAGGCGCACGAGTTCCTACCCTGACGCCGTACTCGGAACCGTCTACTCGGTACCGGACAAGAAGGGCAGACCCGTTGGGTTCTTTGTTCTCTTTGGGACGGCGTCTACAGCTCCGCAGGATTTCTTTGCACCAGCTTTGGCTGCCGCTGAACGGACATTCCCCGCTGCGGCTCTAGCGGCACCAGAACCGCTATCGGGAGACGGCGGCGGTGGTGGTGGTGGGGAGGATGGCGGCGATGACTGATCTCGCACAGCTCCGTACCCACACAGACGCCATCGTCGATGCGCTCGACGTGATGCTCAAAGTGTTTGACGCAGGAGCACCAGACCTCAACGTGATACCTGGCGGGTTCGGATGGGGATGGCAAGGCACCCCAGGTGACTCCGAGTTCCGTCCGTACTGCATCGTCTATCCGCTCCCAGGTGGCCTGTTTGACGGTCCGCTTGGCTGCCCAGACGATGACGCCAGTCTCGTCTGGCAAGTGACCTGTGTCGGAGCGACACGCGGACAATGCGAATGGGTCGCCGATCAAGTCGCCGCGGTACTCATCGGTCAGACGTTGAACGTCGCTAACCGGTTCATCTTCCGTATATGGGCGGACATGGCCGGTGGCGGAGTCCGCAGAGACGACACCGTACAGCCACCCGTATTTATCGCTACCCCGCGCTACCGCGTGGACAGCACGCCGCTCGCACCTGGCTCATAAACATCACGTACCTCCCTTAAAAGAGCGCACATTTCACCAACGACAACCCCGCAAACAGCGGGGTTGCTTCGCGTCAAGGGAGAAACCCTATGCCCCGTTACGCAAACGACGGTTACATTCAGGCCGTCTGGGTCACCACCGTTGTCGATAAGGACTTTCCGTCGCAGTCAGTGCTAAACGCCGCAGAAGATTTGGCGTGCCACATGACTAAGGACGGTCTGAAAACTGGTTTCACGGAAAATGAGGTCGACGACGGCGCGCTTTGCGAGACGTACGACGCCACTCTTCCGGGTTCCTACAAGACCGCTGTTGAGCTGACCCTTAAGCGCCGCAACACCGTCGGTGGAGACACCGATGTTGCGTGGGATCTACTCAGCAACCGCGGTGAGGTCGGCACCCTTGTTGTCCGTCGTGGTGTCCCCGCTGAGACTCCGTGGGCGGCCAGCCAGGCAGTCGAGTCTTACCCCGGTTCGCTCGGTATCCGCCGCCCCGCCGACGTCGCTACGAACGAGCAGAGCAAGTTCATGCTCACGATTTTCGGTAGCGAGGCTCCGAGTCTCGACGGTGTGGTCGTTGCCTCGTAATGGCAGGCGACTTCGATCTTGACACCTGGCTCGAGGACTACGAGCCGTACATCGCTACCGCCAAAGTTGTCCAAAAGGCCGCGCTGATCGCTGAACACACCCGCCTCGACCTGGCGTGGATTAAGGCGCGGCAGGCAGCAGACGACGTGATGCACGACGCCGAAGCTGCGGATGTTGAACAGGCATTGCGTGCCTGTGAGACAGAAATCGCAGCGTCGGAAAAGACATTTACGTTCCGCTCAGCTGGCCAAGAGACGTGGCAGAACCTCAAGCGCAAGTATCCGCCGACGGACGCGCAGCGCACAGAAGGTCTCGATACCAACCTCGAGCCTTTTTCTATTGACGTCATCGTCGCCTGTTCGCATGAACCAAAGATCACGCGACCACAGGCAGAAACGATGATGCGCAAGCTACCGCCTGGCGAGTACGAGAAGCTCTACCGGGCGGTGTTAGAAGCTAACGGTGAGGTGCTCGGCGCCCCAAAATCGGTCCTGGCAGCGTTTACCGATCGGTCCCGTCTGAACGACGCATCCTCGACTACGGGGCTGCGTTTGGTATCCCCAGACGGCAACTCCTCGGGCACGCTCGCCGATCCGTCACCAGACATTTCTACGACGACGACACCGGACGGTTAAGCCATTCGGAAACAACAAGCGAGCCTGAATGGTCGTTAAACGATTTGCGGGCCGCTCTCGAATGGCAAGCCGAACAAGACGTCAAGTGTGGTGGTTGCGGCCTTCCACGTGACGAAACGATGGTCAACGAAGAAGACGCGCCTTTCTTTGACGTGAAGTCCGTTGCGTGTCACGCGTGCGCTGCACGCGATCGCACTGCACTAGATGCCGTCAAGTCAAACGGCGGTGAGGCTCCACCTGGTCGCTACTACTTGGTGACGAGCCGCGAACGCAAGGGGGTCGTCTAAATGGCAGATCGGACGATTACCGCGCGGTTGCGACTCGTCATTGACGAGTACGTCAAGGGTGCACGCCAGGCATCTAAGGAAACTAAGGGCATTGGTGATGAGACAGAGAAGACCGGTAAGCGCACCTCTGGTTCGTGGCAGAAGCTAGGCAAAGCGACCTCCGACCTCGGTTCGTCTATGACCAGCAAAGTCACGTTGCCGATTGTTGCGCTTGGCGCAGCTTCCGTGAAAATGGCAATGGACTTCAACGGTGCGTTTGATCAGATGGCAGCGCTCGCTGGTGTGTCTGGCGACGAAATCGACGGTCTCAAAGAATCAGTTCTAGGGCTGTCCGAAACAACCGGTCGTGGACCTAAGGAACTAGCGGAAGCGCTCTACTTTATTCGCGGCGCCGGTCTCTCTGGCCAAACGGCGCTAGACGCACTAGAGGTGTCCGCTAGGGCAGCCGCGTCTGGGCTAGGCACAACCATCGAAGTGGCCGATGCGCTCACTAACGTTCTCAACGCCTATGGCGCATCGAACATCTCGGCGGCAGAAGCTGGTGACATCCTCGTAGCGAGCGTTACTGCTGCCAAAGTTGAGGCGTCGGAGATGGCGCCGCAGTTCGGACGTTTGCTACCCGTCGCCGCGGAACTCGGCGTTGGTTTCGGTGACGTCGCTGGTGCTCTAGCGTTCCTGACCGTCTCGAGCGGTGACGCTTCGCAGGCATCTACCGGTCTAGGTGGCGTTCTTCGCAAGCTGTTGCAACCTTCAACGCAGGGAGCGGCTGCGCTTGAGCAAATCGGGATGAAGGCGTTTGATCTACGCGACATGCTCGGCAAAAAGGGTCTTGATGGCACGATCCAAGAGCTGCGCAAGCGCATGGGCGACAGTGGCTTTAAGCAACTGTTCGATGACTCGGAGGCGCTGTCAGCTGCGTTGCAGATGACAGGCGAGTCGGCCGATCAATTCTCTGGCATCATGGACGATACGAACAATGCGTCTGGTGCGCTCGACGAGGCGTTCAAGAAAACCGATAACGATACGCGCAAGATGCAAATCACTTGGGCTAAGGCTCAAGGAGCGATGATCCGTTTCGGTGACGCCATCCTGCCTATCGTCACGATGCTCGCTGACCTCGCGTCAGCCGCGTTGGGTGTGTTGGGCGGCATGCCTGACGAACTGCGCACAGCGATCGTTCTATTTGGTGGTCTTCTCGCAGCGTCCGGCCCCGTCCTCAAAATCTTTGGGAGCTTGACAACCAACATTTCAAAGATGTCTGGTTGGCTCGAAAAGACCTCTGCTGCCTCAGGCAGGTTCGGCGGCGCGATGTCCAAGCTGCCGTCTATCGCCAGTGGTGTCGCTACCGCGCTTGGAGCGATCGGTGTGGCGCTAGTGGCCATCGAAATCATCGCAGGTCAACGCGAATCGCGGACGCGGGGATGGGTCGAAGACATGGTCGGTGACCCTGGCACCCTCGATGAGGTGCGGTCTTCTATTCAGAGGGTTAAGCGAGAGCTTGACGTGATGGATAACGAAGAGGGTAAGCACCGGTTGTTCAGTGTCGGCGACAACAACGTGTTTGCTACAAGCGGCGACGCTGACAGGCAAGAGAAAATTGACCAGACCCGCGAGCGTCTCGCTGAACTCGAAGCACAGGAAGAGTCTCTCGTAGGTCAGGAAGAGCAGACAGCCGCGGCTTACGTTGGGACGGACGGCGCGCTCGAAGGGCTCAACGAAGAAACCAGCAACGCCGTTAACGAGCTACAGGCGTACTCTGACGCGCTTACTGCCCAGTTCGATCCGTTGTTTGGGATGATGGACGCGCTGCACGGTAACGAGGAAGCTCAAGCGGCTGTCACCGAAGCACAGAAGAAACTTAACGACATTTTGGCGGCTGGCGGCGAGGGGTCAACCGAAGCCGCAGCGGCGCAAGCTGAGCTTGAGGAAGCACAGCGCCAAGCTACGGGGTCAGCGCTTGACCTGACGGCAGCGTCTGATCAACTTTCTGCGGGGATCGAAGCTGGCACGGTAAACGTCGTTGACGCGAAGGCACAGCTCGCTACGTGGGTTTCACAAGGGCTGATCACACAGAGCACCGCGGATGCTATGGCCCGGAAGTTTGATATAGCGGCTTTGAAAGCCGCCATATTGGACGGTGTAGACCCTGCCGTTGATGTGTCAACAACTGGGCTTTCGGAATCTGGGCAGAAGGTAAAGGCGTTCCAAGACCAGCTCGACCGGTTGCCCTGGGTAAAACACGTGACCATCGACGTGTCTGTGGGCGGCGCGGTTGGCCAGGCGTTGAGCCTCATTAGCCAAGCGAGCAATCACGCTGGTGGTGGACCTCTCGCCGCAGGTGAAGTCTCATGGGTCGGTGAGAACGGACCTGAGCTGCTCGTAATGGGCCAGCAACCAGGGCACGTCTATAACCAATCCCAGCTTGCCGCTATGTCGACGTCTGGCCGGTGGACGTCGGGCGGAGCGTTCGGCGGTGGTGGCGGTGGTGTCGTGGTCCACGTCGACATGCGTGGGTCTGTCGTCGCTGACCGCACGCAGTTTCAGCGGATGGTGTCCTCTGCATGGAACAAGGCCGCTAAAAGCGGCCTTGTCAACGTCAACGGGAAGCGGTTAGCGACCGCCTAGAAGCTCAACCTGCGCGACCTCTGCGGAACCCGCGGCCGATCAGAACGGCCAGACCGTAGATGGCAAACCCGAAAGCGCACACACCGAGCACGAGCACGGGCAGACCAACGTTGCTTGCGAACAGCATCACTTTTGCTCCCTGTCGTTCGGACCTTTGCCCCAGGACCATAGCCCGCCCCACGCGGCCATTTGCGTTTCTGTAGGAGCGGCCCTGTGACTATCCCCGCATATCGCGTCCAATGGCTCCCAGGGGCAGGCCCCTACGACGTCGCAGGGGTGACGTGGCTGACGCTCCCAGGGGTAGCCAGCGCCAGTGCCAGCACACCCGACCACGCGTCGCTAGACGTTACGGGTGACCTGTTCGTCGCGGTCGAAACAGACGGGACGATACCGACCCCACCCGTAGGCGTCAGCTATGAGGTGATAGGGAAACAACAGCCCACAGGTAACCAGCGTTCGTTTGTGATGTATCTGTCGTCAGATCAGAAACTGCGGGTCCGCTGGTCACCCGACGGCCTAAACGAACTAAACCGCACCTCGAGCGAACCTCTCCCGCGGCCGGTCTCTGGGACACTCGCGTTTGGTTTCTGGCTCGACATCGACAACGCCGGTAACAACACAGTGACGTTCTACAGTGCCCCGACACTCGCAGAACTCGTCGCGACCCTGCCAGTGCTTGGCACCCCGCAGACAGCCGCAGGGACAACCTCGGTGTTCGCGTCTACCGCGCTGTTGAGTGCCGGCGACGTCATCGGTTCGGGTTTCACCCCATATCCGGGGAGGCTCCTACGCGCACAGATGCGCTCAGGTACACCCGCAGGGACCATCGTCGCTAACCCCGACTTCACCAACCAGACGCCAGGCGCGACAGCGTTCGTCGATTCTGCGGGGCGCCCATGGACCGTCAACGGCACCGCCTCGATCGGTGGGTTCGATTGGGTCGACATCCCCTGCGGACACGTCAAGTCGCTTTCATGGACTACCGGACGGGACAACGAACTCGACCAGTTCCGGTCAGGCACGGCGACAATTGTCTTCCGGAACAACGACCGCCTCTACGACCCCGAATACACAGCCGGTCAGCATTACGGGGACCTTCTCCCACGCGCACCGTTTCGGATTCAACTCTCGTTAGACGAACTGTCGTGGTCGGACCAGTTCTACGGGTTCGTCAAATCGGGTTGGAAACAGGCGTACCAGAAGCCCTACGCGTCGACATGCACAGTCGACCTCGAGGACATGTTAGGTGTCCTCGAAAGTGACGAACTTCCGGGGTCCGCCTACGAGGCGGAAATGATGCTCAACAACCCCGGAGCGTTCTGGCGTCTCGACGAACGCGCAGGCGCGCAGATGTTCGACTCGTCAGGGAACGGACGTCACGGGTTCATCGACAACGGGACATTGGGTCAAGAGTCGCTGGTGTTCGGTGGTGGCGGTTCGTTCCTCGCCCCGCACGTCGGGGACAACCGTGGCAGGTTCAAGGGTGAAGGGCTCCCCGTTGGGCCGCCCTGCACGCTTATTGCGTGGATCAAAACCCCTAGGGACCTCGCGGCGTTAAAGGGAATCATCATCGCTCAGCGGGATTCGACGTTGCGGTCCGGTTTGATGTTCGATATCGAAGAGTCTGCGTTTGGGTCCCCTAACGGGGAGCTAGTCGTCGAGTTCTTCAACCTCGGTGGTAACTACAAGGCACGCGGCAACACTCGTATCGACGACGATGAAATCCATATGGTCGCGTGCACTATCGCGGGGCTTACTGCCGCTGAGGTGCTGCTCTACGTCGACGGAGCTGCCGAAACGAAGACCCTTGTTTTTGGGTCCGTACCTGGCGCGTGGTCGAGCCATCTGATTTGGACTGTCGCTAACTCGATCAACGCTAAGTCCGGTGACTTCGGTCTTGACGGTCTTATCGATGAAGTGTCTGTGCATTCGGATGTCCTGACCGCTGACAAGATCGCCACGCTCTACGAGGCTGGTTCTACCGCGTTCGGTGGCGAAACGTCCGGTGCGCGTATCGAACGGGTACTTGATCTCATCGGTATTCCCGTCGCCATGCGAGACATAGCGGCGGGTGACACCACCGTAGGCCCGGCGGTTTACGGTAGTCAGGCCGCTGCGAGTTACCTACAAGGCGTCGTCGAATCTGAGCAAGGTGTGTTCTACGTCGATCACCGCAACGGTGGCGTACTCACATTCCGGGGACGGTACGACCGTCTCACCGCTACTAGGTCAACGACCTCACAGGCATCGTTCGATCCCTGTGATTTCCGCGAAGACATCGAACCAGAACCGGGCGGCATTGACACCATCGTCAACGTTGCTGAGGTCACCTGGCAGGGCGGAACAGAAATCGTTGTCGACGACACCAGCCGGGACCGCTACGGGGCACAGCGCCGCTCGCTGACAACAGAAGCGCCGACACCGTCGGTAGCGCAAAGCGCTGGCGGGTGGCTGATCTCACGCTATAAGGACCCGCAGGTCCGGTTGAGGCGCCTCCCGTTTGACCTCGCAGGGAAACCCGACCTCTGGGCAACGATCCTTGACCTTCGCATCTCCGACCGGACCACCGTTACACGACATCCGCAGCTCGTAGGTGTACCAATCGTTAATTCCCTCACCATCGAGGGGACAGACATGAGCCTCAACGAAGACGGCTCATGGACTGTCGACTATCGCCTGTCTAACGCAGATGATTCCCAGGTTTGGATTTGGGGAACGTCAACGTGGGGCGAAACGACCGTCTGGGGATAAGGGGTCGCATGGACGAAACGCACATTCTCTACGCGCGCGCACGCGCAGATGTTGTCGACGCTGACGCGGCGCTAACCGCTGCGATCGCAGAACACGGCACCAACGACGATGAGACACCCGAAGTTGTCGAACTCACCAGAGCGCGTGACGCGTGGAGTGACGCATTCGAGGTGTTCCGGAACGCAGAGGAACCCCTACGGGACGTCATCGATTCGGTGTGGGAAACGAACAGGGTAGCGGTCCAAGACGCAGTGAAAGCTGTCGAGCAGCACAGGCAGCAACTCGCCGCAGTCGAGGTCGAATGCGGCAACGCAGCTCGTAACCGCAACGCCGTCCGACCCGTCTTGAACGACGCTGAGATTACGCGTGTTCAGTCCGCGTGGGCTGCGCTCGCAGACGCAAAGACAGCGCACGAAGCGGCGAAGACAGCGTTCAAGGATGGGGTAACTGTCGAGCAGATCGCGAGCGCGGGTTAATGCCTTACTCAGACCCGAACCTCATCCACAACCCGTCAACCGGTGCTGTGGCGCCTGCGGCGTGGGGTGACGTCCTCCGCGATGACCTCGAGTTTCTTATTGACCCGCCCGCTTGTTCAGTGCAGGGCTCAGCTGCTGTCGCTGCGACAACTAGCACGATCGTAACGCTCACCGCGGGTACAGAGAACTTCGACAACGACGCGATGCACTCAACTGTTACCAACCCTGAGCGGATCACTATCCAAACCGCGGGCCGCTACGACTGCCAGCTTGTGGTGCGACACAACTACTCCGCTACTGCTGCTAGCGGCCGTCTCGCACAGTTCTTTGTAAACGGTGTTACGCAGTACAACATTGCGCAGCTAAGCAACGTCACCCACAACGGCGCAAGAGACACGATCGTTTCAGGTGGGCGAAAGATCGTGTTCGCTCCCGGCGATTTCATCGTTGTTCGCGCACGCCAGGACACCGGGGTGACTGTCGATATCACGCTCGACGAGTTCGCTCTTACATTCGTTACCCGATAGGCGCTCTCGCCTGTCTCATAGCTGATTCTCTGGGGAGGTCAGAACATGGCGCTTGGACTCAGTCCAACCACAGCTAACGCGTTCCTCGACGCGCTTGGCAACGCTGCTAACTACACCGCTGACGCCGCAGTGTGGATTCAGCTACACACCGCAGACCCTGGCGTCGCCGGTACCACCAGCATCGCTACCGAAACGACCCGTAAGTCTGCGTCGTTCGGCGCCGCTTCCGGTGGGTCGATGGCTAATGACGTCGCTCTCACGTGGACCAGCATTGCTGGTTCTCAGGATGCTACGCATTTCTCGGCGTGGTCCGCGTCGACCGCAGGTACGTTCCGGTTCTCCGGGACGATTACTGCCAACGCCTACACGGCTGGTGACACTTATACGGTTGCTATCGGTGCGTTGACCGTCACGTTTAACACCGCGGCCTAAGCCGTTAGGCGCCCCGCGTGGTCACCGTCTCCGACGACTTCAACAGGGCAGACGGCGCCGTCGGCGCGAGCTGGACCGCGCTTATTGGCACGTGGGCGATCGCAACCAACAAATGCCGATGCACAACTATTGGCGGAACTTTTGGTTACTACCTCAGGTATGACACCGATGTTGGTTCCGCTGATATGTACGCGCAGGCGGTCACGTCGTCGTCGCAGACTGACCCATTCGACAACACGGGTATTCTGGTCCGCGGCGCGACGGGTGCGACTCAGCAGAGCTACCAGTTTGCGACTAACCACAACAGCAACACAGCGAGTTTCTGGCGTCTCGTTCCTGGCACAGAAACACAGCTGCGTCTCGCAGGGAACTCCGGGACTGGTTCACCTGAGCTAACCGTTGCTATCGCATCCGGGGACACCCTCCGGTTAGAGATAACCGGTTCGCTCCTGCGCGGCAAGGTCAACGGTGCTCTGGTCGCGTGTACCCGTGACACGACAATTACTACCGGTCAACGCGGTGGTTTGAATGCGTACAACAACACCGCAGCACACTTCTCCGAACAAGACAACTTCCAAGCCGGGCCGCTCGACGACCTCGTCGCTCCGTATGTCGCCGGTATTTCCGCTCAGGTCACAGGCACAGCTGCGACGCTCACCCCGACGGAGCCCGTTGGGCTCGTCGCGGGCGACTGCCTTTTAGCGTGGGTGACCGCGAAGGACGCCGCGCAAACAGTCACCGCTCCCGCGGGTGAAGGCTGGTCGCTTGTCCAGAACCCTTCGCAAACAGGGCTAGAAGGGTTCCTGTTCGCGAAGGTCTGGGGCACCGGTTCTACAGACGACACAACCCCGACGTTTACCATTGGGTCAGGTACCGGCGGCTGGTGTATGACACTGGCGAACGTCCGCAACCCTGCGCACGCGTCGACCCCCTGGACCACTGTTGCTAGCGCGATCGTCGCTAGCGGCTCGCAGTCAAACGCCGCGTCAGCGACTGTCACCGCACCGTCAGTCACAGACACAGGCACACACCGCACCGTTACCCGGTTCTTTAGTTCCGCTGACGACAACGTGCTTGGTTTGAGCGGTTCGGCGACAACGAACTCTGAAGGTGCGCTGATCTTCGGTGGCGCCGACTACGACGTCACCACCGTTAACGGCATCGCACAGGCGATGAGCGCCCGCGAGGACTTCACGACCGCAGGCTCGACCGGCACTGCGACCGTCACAGAAACAGCGGTCGGTAACGACATCAACAACGGTGTCACCCTCGTGTTTGCTATTCCGAGCGCAGCGGCTGTTAACGCTGTCCTCGCTGCGCCTCTAGGTGGCGTTGCTGCTGCTGGCGCTACTCCTGACCATCCTGCGGTGCTCGCCGCGCCGCTCGGTGGGGTCGCGACGGTCGCGGTAACGGTCAGCCACCCCGCGACGTTCACTGCTGCTGCTGGCGGCGTTGCTGCTGCTGGCGCCACCCCTAACCACCCGGCTGTTCTCGCAGCGCCGCTCGGTGGAGTAGCTGCGCTCGCAGCAGCACCAGACAGGCCAGCTGTCCTCACAAGCGGTTTCGGTGGCAGTGCTGCTGCTAGCGCTACCCCTAACCATCCTGCGGTGCTTGCCGCGTCGCTCGGTGGGGTAGGTGCGCTCGCAGCAGCATCGGACAGGCCAGCTGTCCTCACAAGCGGTTTCGGTGGCGTCGGAACCGCAACGGCTACCCCTAACCATCCTGCGGTGCTCGCAGCGCCGCTTGGTGGGGTAGCTGCGCTCGCAGCAGCGTCGGACAGGCCAGCTGTCCTCGCAGCTCCCCTAGGCGGCGTAGCTGCTCTCGCCGCGACACCAGACGTCCCAGCTGTCCTGTCAGTGCCACTCGGTGGCGTAGCCACAGCTACAGCCACCGCAGACCACGCTGCGGTCCTCTCTGCTGCGTTTGGTGGGAACGCAGCGCTCCTAGCCGCATCTGTCCGTTCAGCGACGCTAGACGCTCCACTGGGTGGCACAGGGTCAGCGCTGGCGACACCCGAACCGTCTGCTGCTCTCGCAGCGAACCTCGGTGGGCTAAGCACCTCGAGCGCAACGGTAGAACGTGCCGCTGTCCTCGCCGCTGGGTTCGGCGGCGCCGCAACGTCAACGGCGACAACCACCCACACAGCTGCGCTCGCAGCGGACATGGGTGGCGTAGCCGCAGCTGCGGCAACAACCGGTTCCGTGTTCGACGCCGCACTCGGTGGCATCGCGGCAGTCGCAGCTACGCGGGGAACGTTCGCTACAGCGGTAGCAGACCTAGCGGGTACAGCCGCTGCCATCGCCGCGCCAGGTTTGACAGCGACAGCTGCTGCTGCGCTCGGTGGCGGCGCTGCGGCTATCGCAACACCACAGGTCGAAGCCGCGGCTACAGCAGCGTTCGGTTTCGACGCTGAAGCGGGAGCTACAACCGCAGGCGGTGTCAGCGCTGTCCTCGCCGGGCCGCTCGGTGGGACTACCGCAGCAGCCACGGCGGTAGTCGCTCACTCTGCCAATTCGGTTGTCGACCTCGCAGGCATCGCTGCTCTCGCCGCTGACGTCACATCGCCCGCCGCGTTCGCTGCGGTGTTCGGTGGCACAACCGCGGCCGTAGCGAACATCGAGCACTCGGCCATTGCCGCTGCGCTCGCAGGTTTCACCGCAACGACCACCGCAGGTATCCCACCAAACGCAGACCCCGCGGTCATCACGTTCAGCGGGACAGGGTCTGTGGGTTTCAGCGAAACAGGGACGGTCGTTAGCGAATCGACCAGCGGCCCCACGTTCAGCGAAACCTGCGTCACGTTTCAGGAGGCTGGCCAATGACCACCGTCGAGTACCTCGCGGGTGCGGAACTGCCAAGCGTCCCCATTGTCTGGCTCGACACCAGCGACAACGTCATCGACTTTTCCACTGGGTGGACGTTCACCCTAAAGGTAGGGGTCGCAGGACTCCCCGCAGTCCTCACCAAAACCGATGGGATCGCAGGCGCTAACCCTGTACCTACCAAAGAGTCAGGTGCCCCGAACGTCACGATTACCTGGGACGCCGGCGAACTCGACGACCTCACCCCGCGTGCGTGGACGTGTCAGCTCCAAGCCCACAACACCGCTACGGACAAAGACCGCATCCGGTCGTTTCTGTTGCAGATCGTGGAAGGGGTCGCCTAGATGGTCGCTAAGTCTGGGGATGGGTGGCGCCTCGCACCGTCACTCGTCGCGCTCATCGACGAAACGGACAGGCGGTGGCCGCGCCGGTCACGGATCTCTGACGGGTCGATCGGTGACACCTCGCACAGCTCGAGGACGTCGGACCACAACCCGAGTGATGGCGGGTGGGTCGCCGCAGTTGACGTCACCGAAGATCACGCTAACGGACCTGACTTGCACGCGTTCTGGGCTCACATCGTCGCTACCCGCGACCCGCGGGTCAAGTACCTCATCTATGAGCGGCGGATTGTCGCGAGTTACCCGACGGGTGGTGTCGCCGCGTGGACACCCCGCGCCTACACCGGGGTCAACGCGCACGAGCAGCACTTGCACGTTTCGGTGTTGAACACGACGACTGGGCTCAACAGCACCGTCGACTGGTACGGAGAAGGAGGCGAGATGCCGCTAGACGCTAACGACCTTAAGAACGTGGCGACCGCGGTTCGCTCTGTCCTCGACGAAGGCACAGTGCTAGGTAATCGCGGCTGGGCAGAAACGAACCGCAACCACGTGGAAGTTTCCCGCGCTACCTATAACAACACGAACATGATCCGTGCCGCTCTCGGTGGGCTCACCGCCGACGACATCGCCGCACGGATCTTCGCGAAGTTCCCCGCTGGTGGCGATGTCGACCAGGCGACCGTCGAGGCAGGCGTAAGGGCTGTCCTCGCGGATGCGCTCGACGGTTAGTGAATACAGACCAGCCGGTTAACCGCTAACCGGCTCCCAAATTCGTGAATGCTGAGAGGAGGTCCGACCCTATGAAGGTCGACTATCGCAAGATCCGTAAGACCATCATCGCTGCGTGTGGCGCCGCTCTGTGGGTCGTGTCCACCACATACACGGACAACCCGTACGTACAGGCAGTCGTCGCCGTGGCGACGGTGTTTGGTGTGTACCAGGTCCCGAACGACCGCGGCGAGGTCGTCGCGTCGTAGCGTCCGTTACCTCGGTAGTGAAACTCAACAGGCACCGGTCCCGCACCCCCGCGGGGCCGGTGCCTGTTTCGCGTTGCGGGGTGTCTACGCCTCCTAGAGACGCCGTTCCGGAGGCGTAGACACCGAGGGGATGGTTACCGGACGCGGGTTGGTGTGTCAACGACCCGACAAGGAAGAAAACGCTTGTGTCTCTAGACGGCTACCGAGCGTGCGGCGTACGGTGCCTTCACCTGGTCGGTGTCGCATCTCGCACACAACCGCCTCGCGGGGTGCGGCACCGATCGGACAGACCGCCGCCGCACATTTGGACCCCGTCCCTTCGCCGCAGGGACGGGGTCCTTTTGGTTTTCGGTCCGGTCACCTACCATCCTCGGTTGCTCCCCCACAGCGAAACGAGGATTTATGCCGGTTACTGCACACACAGACGAATTCACGCTTGCGTGCGCGGCGAGCGGCAGCCGCGCAGGAGGTCGACGACGGGACGACACCGGAACAGCGCGGCGAACAGGACAAGGCTGTTCAAGCTTTCATGGCGTATATCACGACGCCGAAGCCGCGCAGGTCCGTCCCCCAGCTGCGAGCCACCGTCGACAGGCTCAGAGCCAAACTGGCAGCGGACAACGGGCCCGCTGGTGTCACGCGGCTTCGCGTGGTCGCTGAGCGCCTCAATGCGGAGGAAGAGCTAGAGGCTGCGGAGCGGGTGGCGCTTGACCCTGAGATGGTGGCCAAGCTCGAGGGGGACTTTGCTGCGGTCGCGAAGCCGTGGGCGACCCGCAACGCCATCCCTGTTGGTGCGTTCCGGGAGCTGGGTGTGCATCCGCGGGTGTTGAAGGCCGCTGGCCTGCACTAGCCAGACAACGACGAAGGCCCCGGAGACGCAGCGTCTCCGGGGCCTTTCCGCGTGCGGGGACGTTACCCCGTGAAACTGGGCTCTGCGGCCACTGGGACCGCAGGAGGCGCCTGGTCGTCAGGCGTGATCTCCGGTGGTGGTGTCGTGGCCGGCGGAGTCGTGTCCGGTGGTGTGGTGTCCTCGTCGGGGACGCTGCTGGTCGTCGTCGTTTCGACGACGGTCGACGTCGTCGTGTCCGGAGGTGCGGTCGTCGTCGTTTCGCATGACCGGCCGTCCTTACACGGATGGTCCGTCGCAGCGGACACGACGTGGGTACCCGCAAAGGCCATGGCGGCGACACCTGCCGCGATGGTCAGAGCGGTAACTAGCAGTCTTCGCAAGGGGGTTCCTCTCGTTCGGTCGCCCACCCCGCCGGAGGTTCTATCACGTCGGTCGAACCGTCAATCGTTGCCTCGTTCAGCGGCACCCGCTGCTGAACGTCGACCACGCGGCAGGTCGGTTGGTCCCCTGGCGTGTCCGGTCCGACCGCCTCAGGTGCGTCAGCGGCAATCTGAAAGACGTAGGTGAAATGCGGGGGAAGGTTGGGGGTGAGGTCGCTCGCACCCATATAGAACTTGCCGTCCCTGCGGTACCAGTGAACTTCGACCTCGTACGCCCACGTGGTTTCCGAGTCGTTCGTCAGTTCCCCGGATGCGAACGCACCGGTTTCGTCGTCGCTGTCGCAGTGGACGTTATCGACGCTCGCTGATTCGGCGGCGTTGGTGTCGAGCGACGCCGCAGGGTCGTCGTCGCTGCAACCGAAGAGCGCTGCGAGTGCGAGCAGCGTGGCGGATGCTCTGCGCATATCTACTCCGTAGGGGGTCGGGTGGCTGGTGGTCCCCTCCCTGTCCCTACCGAGGTGGTCGGACACCGTAGCCTGTCCCGAATGTCCGCTCTTCCTTCCTTCGAATCCGTCTGGTGGGGTGCTATCGCAGCGCTCTCTATCGGCTACCTGCTGTCCCCGACCGCCGATCGCATCCGGCATGGTGTCCAACCCCGCAGGGACAGCACCCACAAGGAATCGTTCGCGTTCCAACGGATCGCACGCGCCGCAGGGCTTGAGATCCCCTCATACCGGGGCGGGAGCTACGCCGACGACATCGCAGACGAGATCATCACCCGCCTGGCGGACCCTCGAGCACTGGTCACCGAAGACGAAGCCGCGGTGCTCATCGGTGCCGTGATGGGAGCAGACGAGCACTACGCACAGGAACCGCGGGACAACCGCAACGTCTACGAGGTCTTCGCATGGGGACTCGTCGTCACCGCCATCCCCCTCTGTGTCGGTTCGCTCGCCACAGACTCCCCTGTCCTGCTCATAGCAGGATGTGCTGCTCTCACAGTTGCAGTGCTCGCAGGGATCAAGGCGTACTGGCGGCGGTAGAGAAAGCACCAGTTCCTACAGGGTAGAGCCGCGTTTCGACGCCTAGATTTCCGCCTCGTTCCCTCGTCCTAGGGAGTCGGCGGGCGGCTCCCTAGGGAACGAGGTACTGGCCGAAAAACAGGACAGCGCCCCTGGTCGGTGGGGGAACCGAGGGGGGCGCTGCCTGGCGGCGGATTTCACGAAGTACGCACCTGGCGAGCGGGTCAGGCGCTACCTCGCATCTGTCAGGGTAGGCGCTGTGTCTTCCCTACAGGACGTCACTAGGCGGGTTTTGTGGGGGTTTCTTCCTTGCAGGTGCAAGGCGGGTCCGCGTACGCGGGTCCCCCGTCGACTTTCGCTAGGAACTCTTTCACCCGCACGTCGAGCGGGGAACCGCTGTAACTCGGGACGAACTTACGATTGAAGACGTGCAACACCGCGGCCATTAGCGCCGCCTCGTCTCGCTGGCAGATCAGGTCCCGCACCGCAGTAGCACACATGTTGAGTATCCGGGCTATCGGTGTCCCCGGTTCGAAGCTGGCAGGCCAGTCACAGGGGAGGCAACTGGCCATAGCTTCTAGCTGATTCGCGAGCGGGAGGTCGACCAGCAGCCGGGCGGACGGGTCGTGGCTCTCGCAGCGCGGCGGGCGCGTCGCTGCCTGTTCCGCGGCCATCCATCGCACGGCGGCGTCGACAAGCTTTTCGTCTGCTTCGGTCAGTGGTTCCTCTGGGGTGCGAGCGGGCATAGGTGTCCTCCGATGAAACCGCCCGCCGTGATCTTCGACCGAGACGGGACCCTAGCCTCCGTCGCCTATTGCCTCCCTGCCACCGGGACCGATGCGGCGTGGGCGGAGTACAACGCCGCGCTCCCGTTTGACGCTCCGATTCCCAGTGTTTGCGGGCTTTTACGCGCCATCCGCCCCGGGGTAACGCGCATCATGGTCAGCGGTCGACGGGAGGGGGATTGGGCGGGTGACCGGCGTCGCAGGTGGCGTATGCAAGACTGGATCGTCAAGCACCAGCTGCCCATTGACTGGCTGCTGATGCGTGCGGGTGGCGACTATCGCATCGATTCCGAGGTCAAAGCCCAGATGTACCGAGAGCAGATCGCCCCGCTCTATACCGTCCGCTACGTGGTCGACGACCGCCCCCAGGTCATCGACATGTGGCGCCAGCTCGGTTTGCCTGTCCTGCCGGTCGTTGACCCGGGGATAGAACCTCCGATCGCACGGCAGGGGTCGCGGTACATCGTCTGGCGACAGTTCGCCATGCGTGGTATCGAGCTGTTCACCTGTGGTGCCTGTGGTGCCCGTAGCGCTCATCCGAGAGACATCGAGTCTGGGTACTGCAACCGCTGCCACACGTTCCCTGAGGGGCGCACTGGTGGCCGTTGAGGACGCTCTGCGGACCGGACCGGACTATCTCCGGTGGAAGATCGATCTAGCTCGAGTAGCCATAGGACAGGGCCAAATTGTCACCGCAGACGACGCGCTACTAGAAGCGCTCGACATCGTCACTGGCCACTGCGCTCCGCACCTCAAGATCCGTTCGGCCCCGCCGCCTATCGGCTGGTTCGCGGTCAAAGACAGCACCGGAGCGACGGTTGTGGAGTTCGTCCCAGACCGCCGCACGCCTTGCATCGCGGTGGCCTGGTCGGACACCTACGAGATGGCGCGGACGCTTGCCCTGCTACTAGCGGACAACGAACAGCACCCGAACCCCAGGATTGAGATAACCGGCGGCGAACGAGCCACAGAGGATGAGCAGTGACGGTGACGCGGCCTGCGTTCGAACTGACCGCCACCCTCGCTGAACTCCGGGCGGTCACCAGCGAGATACGTGCTGAGACAGGCACAGACCGCCTGTGCGTCCTCGCAAAGACCGCAGCTGCGCTGTTCGACGCAATCGACCGCTACCTGATCGACGGTGGCAGCCTGCCTATCGAGTGGAATCCGTACATAGTCGGGCGGGAGGTGAGAAAGATCCCGTGACACCGGAAGCTGCGCTAACACTCGCACGCCGAACCCTCGGACCGAACCTGCGGCAGTTACGGCTGTCGCAGGGGATAGGTCTACGAGAAACGGCGCGGCGAACAGGGATGCTTCCGTCCACCCTGCATCGAGTCGAGTGCGGCGAACTCGACCTTAGAGGATCAACGTCCGCACGAAGAGCAAACGCAACGCTCGCGCACACATCAAACGAGCCGCCCACCGGGGCGGACCGGCAGGCGGCTCGTACAGAGCTGCTCGGTTACGACGACGAACGTTTCGACGACCCCGGAGGGGACGACGCAGACGACCTCGCCTAGCGGGAGCAGCTGGCGCGCATCTCCGCGGCGACAGCTCGACGCAGCGACCCCTGCGGGATATCCGCGGGGGGACGCTCGTGCACGTGCACCGCTACCGCGGTCGTCGCGTCGTCGTGGCTGACCATGACAGCGAGATTCCCGGTGGTGCAGTCCTCATGGAGGCACCACGACTCCCAACCGGTCGCTACCTCTCCATCTTCAGTGATCTCGACTCGCAGGATTTGGTACTCGTCGAGCGTCTCGATTGCCAGGATGCGAATGCTCATGCTTCCCACTCCGCTTCGATCAGCTCGACAGGTCCGTTAAGAGGGTTCACGCGGTGCCGCAGGTCGTCGTTGTAGGTGTCGACAATGTCAGCTGCGAGGTTCTCTGGGTCGACAAGCGTGGGATCGACGTCGGTGGTGCCGATGCGAAGAACGATGGTGCTCATCCGTACAGCACCTTGATAGCCACGGCGAAGAACGCGAGCACCAGGCACACGACCAGTACAGGAATGATGATTTCCACGTTCAGTCCTCCAAGCTCTCATCTGTGAATACCCGCGGGTCGGTTCCGTCGTCGCTTGTGAAGCACACGAAGACGCCTTTGTTCATCCCCCCGAAACCGTTGCGTGCCCCATAGCCACCGGTCACCGACCAGCCGCTATCGGGGATGTCGTCGGAAGTGATCTCGTCGAACGTAACGGACCCGGGGTCGCGCATGAGGTCCGTCAGCTCCGCTTCGCACGCGGGGACAGCGACGATGTCAGGGCCTGCGGTGACGCTGACGACGCCAGTACTGAGGCTGTAGGTCGACACCGCCGAAGCGGCGCCGAGCACACAGATAGCGAGCAAGCGATAGGGGTTCATGGGGGTTGCCTTCCGTAGTCCAGTCCGGGCGCCCACCCCCAGCAGGTGGGCGCCGTCAGGGTCACGGAAGGGGTTCGGGGTCCCCGTGGGAGATCAGCCGGGCCTGGTGGCTCAGCAGCTGTCCGAACAGGTCGTTGCACCGGTCCGTCTGAGCCTCCGTGAACTGACCGAACTTCAACGCCTCCTCTAGCACCGTCAGGAGGTCGTGGGTCGCCTGGCGGGTGAGGGGGAAGTAGTCGTTAGCCGTGAACGGCAACTTGTCGTCTGGCTCGTCTGTCACAGTGTCCTCTCCTGCGGGTAGCTCCAACGGCGAAGGTACCGCCGTAACGGTGGGCTCGACGATGATCGATGTGCGAGCGGTCGCAGCTCGAGCAGCGGCCCACCCCTTGCCGTAGTCCTCCCGGTACTCCGGAGTCTCTCTACCGAGGTCGCCTGCGCTGCGGGTCTCCTGACCGGCGACGAACGACATGTGATCGTTCCACCCGTCGAGGTAGGCGCTGCTAGCGGCGCGCAGCGTCAGGAACGCGCACTGCGGCAGACCGTCAACGCCGATTTCGTCGGCGTATCCGCCTAGCTGCGGCTGCCCGTCGATCACGAGCGAGTAGGTGTCGCGGACGCCTGGTCCGTGCGTGTAGATCACGACGTCTACGAGGACGGGACCAACGATCCACTTGTCGTGGTCGTCGAAGTGACCGCTTGACGTCCCGATGAACTGGGTTCGTGCGATTTCGGTGGCTTGCGTCGTCATGGCCGCAACCATACCCGGTGAACTTGAGCCAACACAACCGAGTGAGGTTGAACGCGGTAGAGTCCACACCATGAACGACACGACCACCACCATCACCCTCGGACAGATCATCGACGCAAGGGGACTACCGGAAGGCGCCACGGCAGTCGTCTGGTACGACAACATGACTGTCGAGTCGCGGTACCAGGTCGACGACTCCAGTTGGCAGGACACCGCGGGGGGTCTTCGCTACGACAGGGCCACCCGCGGCCAGCTGGTCTATGACGAAATCCCCGACGGTGCGGTGGCGTGGATGTTCACCACCCCGACCGAGTCTGCCCGGTGGTTGACCGCCGACGACGCCCGTCTCGTGGCCGAGGTGCGCGCCGAAGACCCTTCGCTAGTTGCCGTTTTCGCCGACTACGACGACAGCCACGAGCAATGAGCGCCACCGTCGACACCCCCGACGAGAAGCCGACCGACCCGCTAGAGCTGGTCGACTGGTGGCGACGCGAACGAGCACGCGTCACCGCTGGTCTAGAAAGCGCCATCGCGGACGCATACGAGGCGAACACGTCCGCGTCGTTGCGGTCCATTGCAGACGAAGCGGACATGAGCGAAGCTGGCGTGCGCAAGCTGCTGCTCCGCAACGGAGTACGGCTCCGCCCGCGTGGCGGTTCACGACCTCGAGCATCGGTTGTCGTGTCCGATGGACCGGTCACAACGCCTGGCGGCCGCACCTTGATCGAGTCCGATTTCGTCGCTCTCGCCGATGAGGCTGAGCGAGACGACCTGAGCGACAAACGGCAGTTCTGGCGCGCTCCGTCCGGGCGGGTGCATTCCTTACGGGGCTGCACCGCGGCAGCTCCCCAGAAGCGCATGCGTGCAGTCATGCTCACCCGTGAGCAGCTCGACGCGCTCCCCTCCGGGGGCCGGCCGGACGCTGAGCGTTGCCGGTGCGCGACCTGGCCAGGTGCCTGACCCATGGCGGTGAAAGGTGGAAGGGCCCGGGGTGGTTCGTGAGCGGTGCGTTTGCCTTGACACTCTCCGTAGGGGCCGGCTGCTAGCGTCGCGAGATGAGCGATGACGACGACGGGCCTGGCGGCTTCACCATGCCGCTTCCTACCGAACTCCTCGAAGGTCTCTTCGGTATCAAAACTGAGGAAACCAAAGAGAAGGAGGAGATGACGCAAGAGGCCAACGATCTTCGTGTTCGGGCCTTTGTCGAAGGGCTAGACGATGACCAAGCGGAAACGCTCCTGTGGCTAGTCAGCACCTTCGCTCGCGAGGGGCAGCACAACTACATCACCACGTTGTTCGTCGGCATCCTCAAAGCGGACCGGTGGCGCAGGAACCCAATCAGCGCACCGGAGGAACAGAGCAGCGAGAGTCCTTAGACGCGGAGAAGGCCCCGGGGGTGCGGTCCCGGGGCCTTCTCCGTTGGTCGATTATGGCCGGTTGGTGGTCCGGTTCCTGTCGGGGTCGATCCGCTTGGACTCTGCCGCGTAGGCCGTCCAGTACGCCCGGTCCGACACCTCCGCCATGCGTTCCGCGTAGTCCCAGGCGCAGAGCCGCGTGCGGGTGGGGTCAACGACGCTGGGCTTGCTGGCGTGCTTGCGAGCCATCCTGGTCCCGCGCTCGGAGGGTGTCTCTGCCTGGGGTCCTGCTGTGGTGGCCATGTGGGTCACTCTACGACCTCCGCGCCGTCAACACAACTCGGTAATGTTGAACTTGTGGGAATTTGGGGGTGTTTCCCCAGGTCACAGCGTTCGGACCATCTTTCACTCCCCGTTGGGGGTGTGTAAGACAGTCCGAAGCCTGTACGCTGGGGATATGACGACGCAAGCACCCAACCCCCTGTCGGTCTGCCAGCACTGCGAACTGCCAGTGCGGTACGACACCACCGAGCACGGCTACCCCGGATTCGTTCACGAAGCGAACGGCCTGACCGAGTGCCCCACCGAAGCCAACGACGACACCGACGACGACGAAGGGTGTTGCATCGACTTCGCCGGGGACGGAACGAGGTGCACCACCTGCGGGTGGAACGCCGCAGCGCACGAACTGGCGCTCGACCTCCTCCGCACGATGCTCTCCGAAATGCTCGACGACGCACACAGCGAAGGGAACTGACATGGCCGACTTTCCGCTGTCCACCAAGTTCCGGTGCAAGTGCGACCGCGACGTCTGCACCACCGACGGTTTCATCTACACCTCACTCGGCGACCGCAACGGGGTGCGGTACCCGTACGTCTACCTCCGCCGCCACAACTCGACCCCCGGTGTGCGCTGCGCAGAGTTCGCCGCACGCACCATCCGACCCGCCACCACCGAGAAGGAAAGCTGACATGGCCGCTACTACCTGCTACCAGTGTGACGACGAAATCACGCTCGACAGGTTCGAGAAGTGGCACCACACACACGGCACCCCCCGTAACGGTCACTACCCCGCACCAGAGATGCCCGCAGACATCGCCGCATACTTCGCCAACCGACGCAGCAACGAGGGGAGCTGACATGGCCGCCACCAACACCCTCGACGTCAACCGCCTCCCCCTCGATTCCGTCGTCGTCACCAAGCTCCCGTTCGACGCCGTCATTCGCGTCTCACGCCGCAACGGCCGCGAGGGTGACGCGTTCATGTCCCCCGACGAACAGCTCGACGCCATCAACCGCCGCGCCGCCGCCGACGGCGAAACCATCGACAGGATCTTCTACGAAACCGACAGCGTCTCCGGTGGGACCGTCGACCGCGAAGACCTGCAAACCGCCATCGCCCGCGCCAAGGCCGGTAAATCCGCCGGTATCTACGTCGCGAAGGTCGACCGGTTCGCCCGCACCGTCCAAGGCGGCCTAGGCGCCATGAACCAGCTCGAGGACTGCGGCGGACAGCTCCGCTCCGCCCGCGAGGGGATGATCGTCGGACCGGAGAAGGCGACCGGCACGGACAGGCTGATTCGCACGTTCTGGCTCATGCTCGCCCAATGGCAGCGCGACACCCTCACCGAAGGGTGGGCCGCTGTCACCGCGCGCCACATCGCCAGCGGCATCGCCAACCACGCCCCCTTCGGCTACGTCAAAGACGTCACCTACGGCCCCGACGGCAAACCCAACGGTGGCACCCGCAGGCTGATCCCCCACGTCCTCGAAGCTCCGTACGTCGTCAACGTCTTCGCTATGCGCGACAGGGGCGCGAGCTGGCGCAAGATCGCGGACCACCTGAACTCCGAAGGGGTCAAGCCCCGTGGGAAGGCCGCCGGTTGGGGCATCTCGAGCGTCCGCAACATCGTCTGCTCACGGGTGTACCTCGGTGAAATCGCTTCCGGTGAAACCGTCAACACCGACGCGCACGAACCGCTGCTCGTCACCGCTGACGACCTTCCCGACTATGGCCTGTGGGAGCGGGTGAACAACAGCAACACCACGACCATCCGCCGCGAAGCCGGACAGTTCATGCTCTCCGGGCTCATCCGCTGCGCCACGTGCGGGGTCCGCATGGCCGGCCGCACCGACCGGAAGCACACCCCTAAGGGTGAGGTCACCTACCGGTACTACCGGTGCCGCACCACCGGGTACGGGAAGTGCACCGCCCCCGCACTGGTCCGCGCTGAGCAGGTCGAAGAACTGGTGTCCAACCTCTTCCGGGACCGGTTCCTCGACCACACCCTCCGCCCCTCGGTGTCGACCACGGAGCTTGACGCCGCGATCGCCGCGCAGGAGCAGGCGGAAACGGCCCTACACGCCTTCCTGACGTCCCCTGCGACCGACGAGCTACGCGCCACCCTCGGAGACACATGGGCCGACGAGGCGCAACGTGCGAAGGTCTCACGGGTCGTTGAAACCCGCGAGGCTGTCGCCGCGGCCAGGTCCGCGGCGTTCGGTGTGGCGCTCCCCGTCCACCTCGCCGAAGACTGGCCCACCCTCGACATCGAAGACAAGCGAAAGTTTCTGTCAGACGGTTTCGAGGTGGTCGCTGTCACCCCCCACCGCGGTCCCGTCGTCGAGCGGGTCGGGGTCTGGAACCGAGGTGACATCGGTTGCCCCAGGGACCTCCCCGGAGATGACACCAGGGTCACCACCCTCACCCCTATTCGCGTCAAGGTGCCAGCGGGTGCCAGGGTGGCGGCGGCTTAGCAGGTCGCAGTAGCGCCGCAGGATCGCCCGTTGGGGGTCCTGCGGCGTTTGCGCGTGTCGGGTAGCCACGAAGGCACCTCCCATAGCTGGGGCGCTGTCCACAGGTGTTACAGGTGGTTACAGGAGCTACGGGAGGGTGAGAGGACCCAAACGCCTAGGCGTGTAGTGCTGGGGAGTGTACGGAGACGCTCCGCGAGTGCCACACTGGTGGCTAGGCGCCCCGGGACCTCCTAGCCTCGTCGGCGGGTCCCGGTGCGCCTGTTGGTTTGCCAGACAGGTCAGATGCTGCACCGTGAGGGACGGTCTTTCTTCAACGGTTCTGGCCTGTCTGGCATGTTCGCCCGAGGCACGCAGCGACCCACCAGCCCAATGCGCTGGTGGGTCGCTTGCGATTTTGGTGGCGGCCGGCTCCGAGGTGCGGGCCGCCACCCCCGCGTGTAGCTGGCATGGCTGTTCCCTGGGTAAGTGGCCAGCTGCCTACCCAGCTACACGCGGGGCTCGCGGTGAGGAACGTCTCCGGTTACACACCTCCACCGGCGTAGGCGGGTGCGACAGGAATCGCGACGTCCTCACCGCGAACAGTGACCATCCTGCCACACCCGCGCCAGTGTGGTGGTGGACCTACGAAGCGACCGCTGCGAGGTTGCCTCGTCTCGCTCGCTGGTCTTCGATCCGCGCCACCTTCGCATGCAACATCCGCCGGATGTCCTCTGGTGTGGGGCGTGCGTCGTCCGCTCCGTACACGACCCCTGTCTTCCCCTTGTAGAGGGTGTAGCGGTCGTAGTTGCTGTCGAACAGGACCGCCTTGATCTTCCCGCAGCGCTCGCAGCGGTAGTTGTCGATATCGTCGTAGAACCACTGGGTATTCGGTTCCCACTCGACGGGGATGATGTCCCACCTGTGACCTAGACCGCCTGCGTTCCTGGCGCACAGGTGAGCGTTCGTGAAACTCATCGCTTGACCTCCGACAGATACCCGATGGACCGGGCGAACGTGTCCGCCCGGTCGACAGCCGCCCTGGTTTTCGCCCGCTCGTCCGCCAGCTCCGTCGCGGCGACATCGAGCGCCGCGTCGGAACGCGCCTTCGCTTCGACCGCTTCGACCCGCAGCTCCGTGATCGCCTCGTTCGCAGCGTCGAGCTGAGCTTTCGTTCTCGCGTGCTCATCTCGAGCGGCACGCAGATCCGATTTCGTTCGGACCAGTTCGGACGCCGGAACCACCTCGGGGCGCTCCGGCACACCGCTACCAGTCGACAGTTCCAACGCTCCGCCGTTGTCGTCGTCTGCCGCGGGTTCGGTGCCCGTGGCGGGGAGCTGGTCCCCCCTGCGCCTGGCACGTTCGACCAGCAGCTCAGTAGGCGGCGAGAAGAGCGGGAGCTTGAGCTTCCCGTCCGCGACGTCCTTCCGCCAGGCGTACAAGCTCTGCTGCGCCGTTCCGATGTCAGCGGCCGCCTCGTCGACCGGCCAACCGCTGTCCCAGAGCCACAGGCCCCGGGCTTTGTCCTCTAAGGAGAACCTTTGTCCCGTACTCATCCCTGACACCGTAGTAGCAGGCCCGCCACGCAGAGTGAACCCCCCGAATCGACGGTCCCATTGATGCGGCCCCGTGCGGTTCGATAGCGTGTCCCTCGCCCCCCGGCTTGCGTCGTCAAGCCCAGGCCGTCGGGTGCTGCAAGCGGCGCCCCCACCACCTCCCGAAGTCCACAACTCCGGTGCAAGGGTGGTGGGGGCGCTGTCGCGTCCGTACGGTGTATCAATATGGGGTTCGAAGGCGTGGCGGGGAGAGGAACAGTCCCCCTTGTGAACGTCCCCCAGAGGTGGTGCCCGTGAGCGGTCAACGACGACCAGCGGTGACACTCACATTCAACGCGGCACAGATCGCAGTCCTGCGAGCATGCGTCGACAGGGCCGGTCACCTCAGCGCCGCTGAGAGACGGGTCGCTGAGCGGACCGCTCAGGTACTAGAGCGCGCCGCGTGGCGCGTCCACGTCAAGGCAACCCAGCGATGAGGCTCCTGCTACAGCTCGACCTCCCCGCGGCACCAGGCACTGACCCTGTCGACGTCGCAGCGGAGCTGCTCTCCGACAACGGAGCACGCCTCGTGTCCGCCAGGTGGGCCAAACATGGGCTCGACCCCGTACCAGAAGGGCTCACCCACATCGGATGGTTCAACCCGAACTCTGGGGTGATGCACCGCAACAAGATGGACCTACGCCCCGGAGACGAGTGGTCAAAGGTCTACCTGTACGGACAAGGCGACCATCGCCGACTCATACAGGTCGACGGTGGGGAACACTGCTCGACGCTCGGACAGGCATTCGAACGTGCGGAGCACAAGGTCACGTTCACCCTCCCGACCACAGGCGAGTACGTCCGCCTCGTACGCGAGCCAGTCGACTGCGGCGGACAGACAGCGTGGGTGTTCCGGAACGTCAAAGATGAGCTGCGGGACGGCCTGGTCGCGCTCGGAGCGTCGCAGGAGGTGATCGACGCGCTCACGGGCGAGTGAACGGGGAGCGGTACCGGTGGTGTACCCCCTGCGGCCAAACAGGGAGAGGGGCACACCGGGACACCGGTACCGCTCCAACCCGAAAGGAACCCACGCCCACCACTCCTAGGGGGCGTGTGGCCACCTTCCGTTGCGGGACGAAGATAACACACAGCGAAAGCACAGGACCACCAAACGTGAGAACCTAGACCCCTGACCAGGGGGAGGTATGAGACGATGAACCCATGGACCGACGAACGTTTCTACGAGTGGGGGGTGTCGTTGCTGTGGCCGGAGGACTAGGGAGATACCAGCCGCTCGGCTCCGCTCTCAACGAGGTCGCGAAACGCATGCGCGGCGTCGCAGGCGAGGCGCCTACCGCACAGGTCGACCCTGCCAAAATCGACCAAATCCGTGCAGTCGCACACTTCTACGAGACGCGAGCGATGGTCGTCGGGGGTGGCGCGGAAGACGACCACGGGGAGCAGTACACAGCGGCTCTCGTGAGCGTCCGAGACGTCGAAGCGCTCCTGAGGTCACACCACCCAAACCACCTCGACGCAGACCTGTACGCCGCGGCGGCGTGGCTGTTCCGAGCGGTGGGGTTCCTCGCGTTCGACACCAACCGGAGAACCATCGCCAACGACCTACTCAGCGCAGCACAGGAATGCGCGGTCCACGCCGGAAACCCGTCGCTAGAAGCGAGGATTATCGGGACCCGCGCTCGTACCGAAGCGTGGAACGGCGACCCACAAGCCGGAGCGCTGCTAGCACAACGGGCGCTAGAGCTGCCAGGTCTGACCCCAACAGAACTGTCGATGCTCTACAGCGTGCAAGCTCGAGCACTCGCACGAATGGGCCTGTGGCAACCGACGTTGACCGCGGTCGGCCAGTCAGACGAGGCGCTGGCGGGTGCTCTCCCTGGCGAGATGATCGCACGCCCATGGTCGACGTTCTTCGACCAACCGCACCAGCAGGGTGACACTGGCCGCGCGCTACTTGACCTCGCATGGGCCGCGTCTGACGACGTCTCCCCTCAGAGCGTCGCCAGGGCGCTCGACACAGCGGACCTCCGCCACCGGGCTTCGCTGTCGCAGTACGACACAGGCACAAACCGGCGGTCAGCGTCGATGACTGCGCTCAACCTCGCAGCTACGCAGGCCCTGCGGGGAGCACCAGACGAAGCGCTAGCTACCGGACGTGAAGCCATCGACATGCAAGCTGGCGTCACGTCGCAGCGGGTCGCTGAACACCTCACGATGGTCAGCGCCGCGTGTGATCGTTGTGCGGGTAATCCTGCGGCCGATGAGCTGCGGGAAGCGGTCTGCAACGCAGCTTGAAACAGCAGGGGTGGCTGACCTCGCAGCGGGGCCGGCCACCCCTGGTTGCAGTTTCCGAGGGATCTATTTCAGGTGGGGGACACCAGTGGCAACGTCACACAACACCGTCAAGCGCAAGTCGAAGGGTCGCAGGAGCGGACCGTTCGTGGCTTCACAGATGACCGACGCGTCAGGTTCGGAGAGCTGGAACGCATGCGAGTACCCGGGGTGTACGTCCAAGCACACCGATGGGAGCACGCATTCGTTTAGCCCACCCCGGTGGCAGACCCGTCCGTAGCCACCGGGACCACAGCGGCGAGGCTGGTTATCTGAGCGCCTAGCTCTGCGAGCCTGCCGGGCCCAAACAGCTCGACGAGTAGACGTAGCGCTGCCTCTTCGGTCGACGGACCGTCAGGCAGCGCTACGTGCGTCTCAGTGGCGTCACCGTCGCTTGCGACCTCCGCTATGCGCCTGCGGGCTGTATCGGCGATACAGCGCTCTAGGGTCGCTCTGAGGTCACCTCGAGCAAGCTCGTCGAGCGACCCGTCTGCGTCAATCGCGTCGAGCAACGACCTGGCGGTGATGATCCCCGCTTGTTCCAGTAGGCGGCATCCGAGCACTGCGTCTATGCGTGGGACCGCTTCTAGCGAAACCATGTTCGTTCCGTTGACCCACGATGCGACTGCGCTGCGGCTGCTCCCGATAGCGGCGCCTAGCTGCGCGTGTGTCATGTCCGCGTCGGTCAGCACTACTCGTAGAGCGTTGCCTATTCGACGCCGGATTTCGTCCGCTTCCACGACTCCGGAGGGTAGCGGCCGGAGGGTGGTGGGACAAGGGGTCACCTGCCACTCTCCGTGTCAAAGTGACAGGACTTCGGACGGAAGGTAGACGTTTTAGCACGCCCAGTGGTAGACCACTCGACATGCCCCGCCCAGTGTTCGCCCACGCAACCACCGGTGGAGGAATCCACAACTGGCGGCGGGCCCGGGACCTCACGCAGCGACAGCTGGCCGCACAAGTGTGCCGCTCCCGCAGCTGGCTATCAGCAGTCGAAATCGGCACCCTCACCCCCACCCACGCCGACCTGACCGCCATAGCACAGGCGCTCGGTATCGAGGTCATCGACCTCCTGCCCCGAACCGAGGTACACGCGTGAAACCACCGCCAGTGGCGCTCAAGCGCCACCCCACCCAACTTCAAACAGTCGCCGAAGACGCCCGGCCAGCCAACCGGCCAATGGCATGGCGAGGGATGACCACAGAAGACAAGAGACGCAGGCGCCTACAAGAAAAGGCAGCAGAGAAACGAGCAGCCAACCGCGCATGGCTCTTGCAGTGCTCCCGATGCAGAGCCATCGCAACCGGACGCGTCACCCGCAGCGGCGTCCTCGTCTCACACGGATTCAAAGTCGAATACGGGCGACACACCGTCTCAAGCGCAGGAAGATGCGGAGGGTTGGTGCGTGCGTTCGACTTCACAGACAATAACGACGCGGCATGACCTCCCCAGGTGCAGCCGCTAGCTCCGCGCACTCCACACCCGTCCCAGCTCGAGTGCTGTTCGACTACCTCACCAAACGAGGCGCGATAGTCGTCCGCCAAACAGGCAGCCACGTCCGCGTCAAGTTCCCCAACGGACAACAAGCCGGCGTCGTCGCATCGCAAGGCAAATCCGTCTCAACGACCATCCTCCGAGACATCGCCACCAAACTCGGTATGAGCTACCCGGGGCTACGCGAAGCGCTCGGATATCCGGTACAGGTCAAAGGCAAACCCCGCGCCGCGCTCCGAGCGGTACCGGCACGCCAAACAAGCAAGGGTGACGTGCGTCGAGCAGCAGTCAAGCTCCGCACAGAACTAGGCGACATCGAACGAGACGCCACCACCCGCGACCGCGACCCGTCCGTCTACAAACGAGCAGCCACCGCGATCGAAGCTGCACGCAAAGAACTAGCCGCGTACCGGGTAACAGATGTCCTCATCCGAACCCACACCCGACGCTAGCTGCCCCATATGTGAACTCTCCGCGCTGATCTTGCGTGAGTTCAAACGCACGTGGCGCCTACACGCCAAAGCGCGGACGATGCTCATCGCAGACGCACGTCTCGACAGGATCAAAGCGACACGCCTTGACGGTCGCGTTGTGTCCCTAGCCGAAGACGTAGCGATGATCCACAGACACCGACACAGAGAGGAGCAAGGGTAAGTGATTGACCTCTACGACGAAATTGCAGACATGCCAGACGACAGACGCCTCGACTACGCCGCACACGCAGCCGGTTACCTCAACAGGATCGGCGAAGAGCACGAACTGTCTCCGCTAGCAGACGACAACTACTACGACGACAACGACGCTTACCCCTACGGGTTCGGTGACGAGTGAGACGCCTTCGCCTGTGGCTTCGGCATAGACGGCAACAGCGATGCCTACACACGTGGCGACCTGACCCGCCTGGCTGGTGTTGCATCTGGTGCGACGCGCCCTCTGCCCCTGGTGCGTTTAGCGACATGAACATTCACTACGAAGGTGAAGGTACCGCTAAGGCTGGTGATGCCGGGACTGCTTAGAGGTCCCATCGATCCAGACATATTCCGTACGAAGCGCTCCGGCGCCAGGTGGTACCGCGACCCGCTACCCGCAGACCACAAGTGGCCAGAGATGACCGATGCGGTACCCGCGGTTACGACCATCAAAAAGGCGTGGTCGAAACCGTGGCGGAAAAAGACACCGTCAGGTCTAGTCGTCCCCCTCGACGCCTACCGCGCAGCCGCCTACGTCAGCGAGAACATCGCACAGCTAGCCGCGATGCACCCAGAGCAGGCGTTCACGATGGTTGCTACAGCGCCTGAACGGGACCTAGCTCGAGCAGGTGACCGCGGGACAGGTGTACACAGCGTCGTCGAAGGGTTAGCCGCAGGTATCCGCCTCGCACCTGAGCTACACGACGACGACGTGCGACCGTTCATCCCCGCATGTGAACTGTTCGTTGAAGAGTGGTCGCCCCGGTGGCGCATGACCGAATTCGTAGTCATCAACCGGACGCTCGGTTTCGCCGGTACCGCGGACGCGCTAGTCGAGTTCCCAGACGCCATCTGCCCGACCTGCGACGAGCCCTACGGGTTGACCATCGTCGATTGGAAAAGCCGCGGGTCAGCGCACGGCGCCTACCCCGAAGAGGTCTGCCAGCTTGGCGGGTATGCGTCAGGCGAATACGTCGTCATCACCAACGAACAAGGCGACCTCGAGCGAGTCGACCCGCCAGAGGTCCAACACGGCGCGATCGTCAGTATCACCGCCGACGACGGATACAGGCTCTACCCGGTCGAAATCGCAGACGCACGGCACGCGTTCCTAGGGCTCTTTGAGACGTGGCGTATCCGCCGCGACGGTGAGAGCGTCGCCAGGAAAGCTGTCGGTCTACCAGCGCCGCGCCCCACACGCGCCGTAATAGACCACGAAAGCGAGCAGGTAGCACGCTCCGTAGATGAACCCCAAACAGACCAGCACGTTGATAAACCCGTTCTGCTGGTTGGTGAGGATGTCAGCGGCGATAACGACGATGACCCCGACACACGCGGGGACGTTCCAAATGCTGTAAACGAAATGGCGGAGCCAGGTACAGACTTCGACTTTGTTGGGCATGCTCGCTCCCGAGTAGCTCTAATCGTTGAAACCGCCGCAGGCCGCCCCCTACCCATCGGATGGCCGGTAGGTGTTCCCACGTTCAAAAGCGGTGACGTGGAGCCCGAACACCTACCGGCCATCGAACAATGGTGCTGGGACATGGAAGGGCTATACGGCCTTCCGTTCCCCCCGGAGAAACCAGACGAAGACGACCAGCCACCCCAACCAGAACAAGACGACCGGCCAAAGCCACGCCCAAACCCGAAAGCGGAAGCGGAAGGCTGGGCCACCAAAGGCCGGGCGCTGTTGAGTCTCCTCGACGACGACGTTCTCGCCCATAAGTGCGCGGAAACGGCACGCTGCGCGGCTGCGGTCATGAGCAGAGAACATTACCTAGCGCTCCAAGCGGTAGTGACACAAGTGTCAGCGCCCGCCGGAGTGATCGTAGCCCACTGGTCCGGAAGCGGAGTGGACATCCGCGGCGTCAAAGACATGGAGAAGGCGCTACTAGCGGCGATGCCAACAACAGGCACCGTCACAAAGGCAACGAAGCTAGAAGCGCTCCGCCGCGGCAAACGCGTAGCGAAGCGCCTCGGAGTGAAGGTCCCCGTCACCTACGACGACCTCTGCGGTGACGTCCTCCTAGCCGCCTGTGTAGCGGTCGGCCACGGAGTCAACGCCGCCTAGCTCGAGGAACGCCGCTGGTACGCCGCGTCGCTGCGGGTCACCCAACCCCACAGGTGCAACCAGCGGTCACCCCACCTCACCGCCACATCGCACGTACGCACACCTGCGTCGTACCGCCACCGGTAGTGCCACGGGCGCCCCGCGATCGCTGCGAGACGCCGCGGGCTGTTCCTTCTGGCGCGTCGCCGAAGCCGCCAGATACGAGGGTAATTGCACAACATTTCGGCAGCTTACCAACCACCCACACCCCCAAAACCCCAACAAGGGAGCTAGATGACCGACCCGAACGCCCTGCTCATGGGCGCTGGTGTCCCCGCTACCAAGCCGCAGTACAAGGGACACACCGTAACCATCGACCGAATCACCAACGTCGAAGCCGTCCAACGCGTCGATTTCAAGACCCGCCTTCCCCTGTTCTACGAGGACAAGAAACCACAAATGCAGATCGTCGTTACCGGCGAAACCAGCGAACGTAACCCCGACAACCCCGACGACAACGGCTTACGCAAGATGTACATCAAGGGTCAGGCCCGCCAGGCGGTCCGAGACGCTGTCATCGCAGCGAGCGCGCAGGGTCTGGAGAACGGTGGGGCCCTGGCTTTGCAGTGGTACGACGACAAGCCACCGGAGCAAGTGGGGATGTCCCCTCAGAAGCTCCACAAGGCCCAGTACCGGCCGCCCGCGGTGTCTGCGCTGCTGGGGGACCAGGGGCAGCCCAGCGGCCAGCAGGCGCCTCAGGGAGGGGACCAGCCGGCCCCGACGGGGGACTTGTTCGCCCCGCTCGTCGGAACCGACGTGATCTAGGGCCTGCGGCTTACAGGCACCCGTCTAGCTAGCAACCAGATCCCTGGTGGGGTCGGCGGTCGTCGACCCCACCAGGCCAACCCTCCAACCCCCGTCGCAAACGGAGAAGGAGCGCACCATGTCTACCACTGCCGCCTGTGGCGGGCTGGCATCCGCGGGGATCTTCCTCGCAGGGGCACTCACCCTCGCAGTCGTCTTACTCGTCTCGTTTCTGCTGCTCACAGGGTGGCAGACACGCCGCAACGGCGGCCAAATCAGGGTCGATTACCGCGACATGGACCGCGACATCTAATGGCCACCGCTACCTGTTGGTTACGCATCGAACCTGAATGGTCGAACTACTACCGCGACGACAACGGGAACTACTCGCTCCGAGCGATCAAGGTCGCAGGAGTCACACAGAAACGGCCTGTGATGCACCGCGGGACCGTCGTACAACTCAAAATCTCGATTCCGGACCAGGCGTTCAAACCGCTTCGACCGGAAGTCACGATCGAGATACCGGCGGAAGCGCTCAACTTCACCCCCGATGTTCAGGTCGTCGTCCCCGGAGTCGACGGGTGAACATGCGCCACGTCTGCACCTACCTGTCAGCTCGTATCGGCCAATGGAACGACCGCCATTTCGGGAACTTCGACCACGGCAGACCCCACCGCGTGTGGTACTGGCTCGAGCGGGTCTCCGTCGCGCTCGACGAGGTATCCCGCAGATGACCTACGCATGCGAGCACGGGTTTCCTAAACCGGCGAACTGCTGGGATTGCATGGAAGAGGGGAACATCGAACCCGCCCCCCGCGTCACCGTTGAACGCAGCGGCATATACGCACGCTTCGATGGTCACTGCGAAGAATGCAACCTAGGTATCCACGTAGGACAAAGCCTCTCGTGCCTGTCTGACGGGTCCTATGTACACGTCGGGTGTGAACCGTGAACGACGAGCTGTACGCCATCGGCGGACCCCACGACGGCAGGACACTCCGCATCGCCAAAGGCAGAGACACCCTCCGTGTCTACCGGCCCACCTCCGTTGAACTCTGGACACAACTCCGCTCAGGCGAAGACGTCACAACGTTCAACGCAGACGTAACCGAATACCAGCGCTGCGCGGTCACCTGGCAATGGGGACCCGAATACGAAAACGAACCGCTATCCGCGAACGTCCTCATCGCGGAAGGAACCGCGCACTCATTGGCGCAACAGGTCATCTACGCCGCCGCGCAAGGGTTCGTCAACGCGCTCTCAGGGTGGACCGAACAGTGGGGCACCTTCGCTAGCGAAATGCAACGCGCAGCGCAACAGATGGCGGAACTAGGCCAGGCCATCGACCGCGAGATAGAGCGAAACCACACCAGCGATTGGCGCGGGTTCTTCGAAGACCTCACCGTCGACCAGTGGTCACAAGAGAACACCGCAGACAGGTGCTGGCGATGCGACTCCACCACCGCGACCACCAACCTCGGACTCTGCGACCTCTGTAGCGAAGACCTCAAGGCCGCCGCGTGACCTTCTCCGAACGCGTACGAGAAGCGCTAACAGGCATCCTCGAATGCGACTGCCTCATCGAATACGCCACAAGCGGCAAGCACCTCCCAGACTGCCCAGCCCACTACACAGACGACATCGCCAACGCCGTTAATGACGTGTTCGCCGAGTTCATCGTTGAGGTTAAAGAGAAGCTCTGGCAGGACGTCACGTGACCGCCCGTCTCCTCATCGGTGACGTACACCAGCGCCTCGAGGAACTCCCAGACCGCAGCGTCGACCTCTGTATGACGTCACCGCCGTTCCTCGCGTTGCGTTCCTACCTCCCCGACGACCACCCCCTCAAACGCTACGAGATAGGCAGCGAACGGACCCCAGCCGAGTTCATCGACACATTGCTAACCCTCACCGCGGAGCTAGCACGGGTACTCGCCCCGCACGGGTCGCTGTGTGTCGAGCTAGGCGACACCTACGCCGGTTCCGGTGGCGCAGGCGGCGACTACCGCGACGGAGGATGGCGGGAACTCCAATCCAGATATGAGGGGAGCGCCACACGCAACCGCTCCGGTTACAACAGTTTCAGTGGAGGTGACCGCTACGGGGCACGCAAAGGCGGAATCGGCTGGCCACTCCCCAAATCGCTAACCGGTATCCCCACCCTCTACGCCTGGTCCCTCGCCTACGGCATCAACCTCCTAACCGGCCAACCCTCACCCGCGGGTCAATGGCGCATCCGCAACCTCGTCCACTGGGTACGACCCAACCCCCCCGTTGGTGCCTTAGGCGACAAGTTCCGCCCCGCGACGTCGTATCTGATCGTTGCGTGCAAGTCGGCTAAGCGGTGGTTCGACCTCGACGCAGTGCGAGAACAGCTAAAGCACCCGTTAGCCGCAACCGACGCCGGATCTAAACCAGCGACGTTTAACCGCGGCGCGCCCGGCCACCACACCGATCCGAGCAACCCGTCCGACAAGATGAAGTCAAACCCCGCAGGAGCGCCGCCGCTCGACTGGTGGAAAATCACCACCCGCGGATACAAGGGCTCCCACTACGCCGTCTACCCACCCGAACTCTGCGAACGCCCCATCAAGGCAATGTGCCCCGAACGGGTCTGCACCGTCTGCGGAGAACCCTCACGGCGCATCGTCAAAGCGCAGGCGCTAGCCAACGGCAAGCCGCGCAATGAGAACCTCAGCGGACGCAGCGCTTTCGAACCGTGGCGTGACCCCCACGCCAAACGTCGAGCAACAGGTGCCACGTTCAGCCGAATAAGCGAGACGGTCGGTTGGTCTGACTGCGGACACAACGCCTGGCGCCCCGGTGTAGTCCTAGACCCCTTCGCAGGGACAGGCACAACCCTCCTAGTCGCACACAACAACAACCGCGACAGCATCGGCATCGACCTCGACATTAGGAACGCCGCACTCGCATCACAACGCCTAGGCGAAAACCTCCAAATCGACTACGGCCTGACACCCAACCAAACCCTCATGGACAACGCATGACAGCGTACTGGATCGACGAAGAGCACTACTGGGGACACAATCCGGCGGGCACCGGAAAGGAAACCCCAATGCCAACAACAGGAGGGTTCAGCTATGGGCAATACCGGAACACCAAAGCGAATACACCGAATCCCCACCCCGCTCCCGCACCGCC